CCTTTTCTTCCTCGATCAGTTGGGTTTCTTCCTAATCCTTGTGATCCGTCCATGGATTTCACAGTGAATGTATCAGTAATTACGAAATCATTCTTACCTAAGGTAGTATTTTCAACAATCAATTCTCTATACAGTTGTTCTAGTATTTGGTATTTAGCAATCAAATTAAAATAATAGTAATATGTGCTTTTTGCAATCCCGAACTGGTCTTTAATGTAGGACATCTTCATCCCATTATCAGCAATAAAAAACATACAATTGAGGACTTGCTTCAAATCAATGGTTCTTTTCCTACCACATGTTGCTTTTTGTGCTGTTCAATCACATCTGAAATCCGCTGAATGAAGCTAGATTTTCAGTGATCAAACGTATCCTTATAGAATTTGGTTGAGGATAATTTTGAGAAACTATCGAATAATCTCTTAAAATCAAACATTGAATCTGATTTTAAGCAAGAATATAAAATACAAATTATTTTAATTTTTTAATGAAGATCGTATTTCTGGACACCCTCTAAAATAATCAGATACTACATTGATAGATATGACTCAAAAATGATTTACTGGAAAAAATAGTAAATCACTTTTGAATTTTTACCAATGTTGTATTTCTGGACACTCTTATGATAAATAAGATCAAATCGTACTTATCATAGGTAATAATTTTGGACTAAATTTTAACATTTCTGTCAGGTCACTAATTTAATGTTTCAAAACATTATTGTTGCTGGATTTATGTGAGTCATATGATAATAACCAAAATCAAGTTGTTCTTGTGTTGGTCCGTAAACTACTTTATCTGTTCTCAACAACAGGTGGCCGTCATGTTGTCATTGATCTGAACCAACCCAATATGGTATTTTGTATCCTTCTCTTTTTGGAGATACATTAACTACATTAATTGGTGATGTTTCTTGACAATAAAAATCTCAGGAAACTCGTCAGACAATGCTGTAACTGACTCAAGTCCAACGGGATCATACACAGTAATAACTGTCCCATTGTAGTGTCTATTGTTCCGATAGTGTGATCAATTATGTACCTAATGGAGACATTGGGAAACACTTTGTATCTACCAAAATATGTGGTCATTTGTTTATATATATATGATCATATATATGATCATATTATACTTATATTTCCTCATTTTTGAGGACAAAGTATTAAATTTATATAATAAATATTTATTTATTTACTTTGGTGCATTAACCATTGTGTTTAATTTAAATGCGAAATCGAAGTTCTCGTCTGCACATAAATCTGTTAGGTCCATAGCCTCAACTGGTTCGATAGCCATTTTCCTCTTCAATTTAACGATATCTTGCTTAGCTGGGGTCTGTTGTTTAATTTTCTCAATATCCAATGCAATTCTGAATGAATTAGTTCCTGTTGGAATAAATTGTCCAAACATTATATTACCACTAACTCCAGTCATCAAATCAACTTCATTGAAAATTGAGGCGTTTGTCAATTGTGTTGTTGTCTCCTCAAAAGATGCACGATGTAATGGTCCACTATCAGTTTTATTGACACCGTGTCTGTCAACTGATACGAGATTACCTTGATTGGTCATCACATCAACCAAAAGACTGACATGTCTCTCTTGGATGTATGTCTCATTATATTCAAGGAGTTGGTTAATTTCTGTGATAATACACTTTCTGGCGGCCTCAATTCCATACAGTTGATACATTTCCCAGACATCATTAGAAACAGTGTTGTAAGTATCAATATTCGGTAATGTCAGCACATCAATCAGGTTCTTACCGTTAGTTTCTATCAAAAATCTCAAATTATTGTATTTCTTTTGGGCTTCTTCATATTCCGTTTGGTTATCATCAAATGGGGATATAATACGTCCATCTGGCAAAACGATGTCCTTTTTCACCGTATTGACCCAACAATCCTGTACTCCTTTAATTCCTTTAATCTCAAGATCCAATAACCGTGTCTCAAGATCGCGTAGATAATTGATGGGGTCCTCATTTTCGCCAATATCTTCCCCAATCTTAATACGACAAATTAATTTATGTGCATTCTCATCACTAACAATAACACTGTGTTTAACATTAAGTTTCTCATTTATTTTAAGCTCAATTAGATACATCGGAATATGTTTCCTCATAATGGCTTCCTGATCAAATTCAAGTCTCAGTAACCAACAATATTCTGCAATATCATCGGCTTTCTCACTTTCAGGTATATCAGGTAATAGATCGTAGTACGTGTCGATAAATTCTTGATCTTCTTTAATGCATGTTGCATGATCATCAAGATCATAGAAAATTTCACTTTTAACCAGGAGATCTCGCAACGATGTGCACTCGATTTCGTTAGCAATTTTTGTGGCACGTTCCGTGTTAAGACTAGTCGTTCCTTCATCAGTTATTTCCTGAAGGAAATAACTATCCAACATATGAATAGTCATGGATGGTGTCTTCGCATTCTTTGAAACACTCATTAACTCCTTGAGTCGTGGAGTACCACGAGAAATATTAGCTTTCGAGCCCTGACCTGTGTAATGGAAAGTATTAAGAGCCATTTGGGTTGTTGGTTCACCTAATGATTGAGCAGCAATAATGCCCACATTTTCACCAGGGTTAATTAATGACTTCAAAAATGTCATATGAATGGTTTCAATCAAATAATCAAATGCTACTCTGTTGATCTTATATTCGTAAATGAGCACCTTTGATGACAAATAAATAGATATGAGTGAATTAATAACGATGGTTGATATACAATTGATTGTCTCATTTGTATCAACGATCAGTTTACTCCTCAATTTGCTGACCTGTTCGACAATATAAATCGGATCAATATCTGCGACACCAACTGTTGTTAAATTACATTTACTGATAACATTAGAGATAATACGCTTAAAGTTGACCGGACTACGAACATCTGGTTGTAAATAATTTGCTGGCACATGTGTCTTCAAATAATCATAATATTTAGTGATTTGATTAAATTCTTTCTCAAATACTTCACTTATATTCTTATGTTTCGAAAACTCTGCGAAGGCAGTTTCTGTCAAGACAGATCGTAAACTCTCATTTTCGAGATGCTTGAATGTTTTGCATAATTTCTCCATATTATAATTCAAGAAGAACAATTTTTGGGTTTCAAGATAACTGGCATCAAAACCATCATTACCATAAACTGTCTGAATAATAATGTTATTCGCATTTCTAACAGTTCCATCATAACAGACACGTAGATCCTCCAGTGCTTTAATTAATTTACGTTGAATATAACCTGTTTCAGCTGTTTTAATGGCTTTGGTGATGATACCGATACGTCCTTCTTGCGCATGGAACCAATATTCCGTTGGACTTAAACCTGACATAAAAGAATTCCCAATGAATCCGTGAGCATCAGGACGTAAATCATCTTTGTGGAAGTGTGGGAGTGTACGATGTTGATATTGATCTTCAATCCAGGAAGCTTCAATCTCTTGCTGACCCAACATACCAACAATCTGACTGAGATTGTTTTTGTTACCTTTAGATCCACATCTAACCATAATATCGATTGAATTGTATGATTTGATGCTTTTTGATGTCTGTTCTTCGACACATTTACGACATTTACCCATAGCCTCGATGATCTTCTTCGGGAATTCTTTCTTGTATGTAAATGGATCAGTGTCCTTAATTTGTCCCAATTTTGCATTTTGTATGATCGTCGAAATCATCATTTTAGCTTTCTGGAGATGTGTTTCGATAGCTTTTTGATCTTCAACACTGATCACACAATCACTAATACCACAACTAAATCCTTGTATTTGCAACCACGTGTTGGCTGTGAAGGCCAATTCATTGAATAAATCTCTGGCTGCGGCAGGTCCATAATCATTCCAAGCAATATGGAACAAACTATTATTCTTCTTACCCACACTGTTGGCATCGAGAATACCAACAGTCATTTTCCCTGCAGTAATGTTAATTTTACCTTTTCTTTCCTCTTCGGAAACCTCCATCTGTGGACGTTTTCCAGCAGTCTCAACCAAATCACATTCAGTAATTTCCTTAGGTACCGGAGCGGACAATTTCTCACCTTTCTTATAAGAAATCTCGGGCATAAACATACTGATCATCTGTTGGCTGGTCCAACGTGGGTCTTCAGGATCTTCTCCAACTGGTTGGGGAAGATTATCACCAAATGCTGAAACTGAACACATCAGTTTCATCATATCATGATATGTCAGTTTCTTACATTGTGTAAATAAATATGTGCCCAGTAAACTGTCCTGGACCAGACCCATTACCGGTTTACTAGCCTGGGGACTGACAATTTGTGTGGGGACTGCCGTTAAATAACGTAGCTCAACAACGCTCTCCAGTGTCATCGGTACATGCATGTTCATTTCATCCCCGTCAAAATCTGCATTATATGGTGCACAAACATTGACATTCATACGGAATGTTTTACCTGGCAGTACTTTGACTCTGTGTCCCATCATGCTCATCTTATGAAGAGATGGCTGTCTGTTGAATAAAACCCAATCATTATCCATTAAATGTCGATAAACGATGTCTCCGGGGGTCAGATGAGGTTGAGTACTCTGTTTACCATGTTTTAAATTTTTCTTGAATTTTTGTCCGACTTTCTTATAACTTTTGGCTCCTGGATAGACATTTGGTCCGTTTTGAACCAATTGGGTCATCTCTGCACGATTAAATTCGGTAACCAGTTCGGGATAAGTCAGATTCATTGCTATTTTAATTGGTACACCCAACTGATCCATCGACAAATAAGGATCAGCAGTAATAACTGAACGTGCTGATCCGTCAACACGTTTACCCATCAAATTACCACGAACACGACCATCCTTAGCTTTGACACGCTGACGAATTGTCTTCAATGGTCGACCGGATCTTTCTTGGGCCTTAGGTAGACCGGAAATCTCATTATCATAATATGTTGCGACGTGATATTGAAGGAGTTGCCACCAGTCTTCAATTAGACTTTGTTTGGAGCTCTCTACAATTTTAATTCTCAATTGATTGTTGAATTTGATAATATCGTTCAACTTACGCGTCAGATCATCATCGGAAATACGACCATTTTCACCTTTAGCAGAGGGTCTCATAGCAAGCGGAGGTACAGGCATTACTGTCCAAATCATCCACTCAGGCCGAGACAATTTAGGATCTAAACCAATCAACTCGATATCCTCATCAGATATATTTTTGAAAATGGTGAGAATCGTCTCTGGATTAACAAGTTGTATAGGTTTTCCGGTATCAGCTTTTGTCTTGGCATAGTTTGCTGTAATCCTTACGATACCATCTTTATCCTTGCTATATTTCGGTTGTTCTGCTCCACACACGAAACAATTGCCTTGATTGGTAACAATTGATTCAATATAAGCGAACATTGATTTACCTTTTCTAACATTGAGTTCCTCCTGGATTTTCGGATTATATTTATCAATCAGAATGGCTGAGCAACGGTTGCAGAAAAAACCCAATAATTTAATGATACTTTGATAATATTGGTATTGAATCACTGGTTTAGCTAAATTGAGATAACCGAAGTGTCCAGGACACTCCTTATAATCATGTCCACAGGTTTTACAAATTTTCCCTCTCTCAATGGGACCCAAACGAGGATCCATCAGAGTTCCTTCAAGATTCTTCAAATTTGTAATGTGTTTGTATATTTCACAAACTGCTTTTTCTTTAATTCTACATGGGCTTAGAATCCCAAATGTTACGCGGGTGACTTGCCCGACATTTGCACCATACTCAAAATCCGTTAATGGCATGTAGGATTTATTATATATAATTATATATATTATATTTTAATTCAGAATTTCACGAATCAATTTTTAGTTAAAAATATGTGTGTATATATGGTATAATGTCTTTGATAATACCATCATATTGGACACAAGAAATATGTTCATGCACCGATTTGTTGAATATTACATACACTATTTTTTTTATTGATCAACAAAGTTATGGATATATTTTATATGTTTCTCAAACAAGAACAAACGATATTAATTTTACCAAACTTGGCCCGGATGGGACCATAATTTTCACTCGACAATTCCCAACATTTAATACAGATATCATATCATTCAAACCAGAAATTTGTATTGATGTACAAGGGAATATATATTTAATGTATGTCAGTTCTGACATGTTACACAAGAACAAACTCATTATTTTATTAAAGTTGGACTCACTTGGTCAGAGATTATGGATCAAATATCATAACTTAATGGAGACGCAAGGAACACACTTGCCACACTTGTTATTAAAGGATAACCAACCACTCATTTATTGTCAAGACGATGTCAGTCACCTATGTATTTATGAATTCAACCAATCACATGATTGGATCCACCATTCAATGGATATCCCGGTCAAAATTCCGATGCAAATACAATTGAATATCACAGGATTCCTAATTCTCAATCTTGATGATGAAGATAAATTGTCAATCGTTCAAATTAATAATTGTGGTCAAATATTGTGGTTATCTCCAATTACAAGTAAAAAACTATTGAGTGTTCCCGGCATCATGGTCGATGAGAAATTGACTATTTACATAACATTTTCGACCAATAATAAACTTCATATCCATCAATTTGATGAAAACGGTGTCCTCCTCAAAAAATTTCACACCCAATTCCATAATTATGATACTAATGTGACACTGGGTGCAAAAGAGTCTCGGGGACTAACAGTCTCTTATATTAGTACAGACAATACATTACATTATTATCATTTCCACCAAGATGGAAGTTTATTGGAAAATTATCATGAAAATATTTCAATGCCTAAAACATTATTAAATTTGGATAACAACGGATGTGTATATCTTATAATGTATCAAACAGGCAAATTGATCACCATCAAAATGGATTTTTCTATTTACTTCCCCGCTGACACATCCGTTCTCATGAAGAATAATTTCCAAAAATCCATCCAAGATATTCAATCAGGTGATATACTATCAAATGGCAACATTGTTGAAAATTTATGTTATTGTTTGGTTAAAGATCAAAAGTTATTATTAGTCAAACCCAAATCATTAGGTACATCTCCTGACAGAAACACTGTGATGACATCTAACACCGTATTATCACGAGACGAGCATGACATATTTGCACACGTATTTAGTGAAAATAATTCCATTGAACATATAAACATTGATTTAACAGAACAATTCAAATTATATAACATACGAATTGAATCCGGAGGATATTATTTCGCAAATGGTATAAAAATCAAAGCACTGAAGTAGCAAAACATTAATTATATATGTAAAAATATATAGTGTACTCTAAATTAGAATGTCAATAATTTTACAATGGAAGAAAAATTTAACATCAACTTTCAGTGATATTTGGGACACTCCAAAACCGAGTGTGGTAATCAATGCGGTTGGATACATTTATGTTGCTTATGTTTGCGTTAACCCATCTGAAGGGCAAACTAATGTGGGTGAAATTGATGTGTGTGTTGTCAAATTTGATGCTTCTGGTAACGCTTTATGGTTTCGACAACAACCCAGTTTTGATACAACCAAAGATGATGTTGATCCCAACATTTGTGTGGATATTTCAGGGAATATATATGTCACATATTGTTCAGCTGGTACGGTATCTGGTGCCACTGAACGAGACTATAATGACATTGTTGTCTTTAAATTAAATTCAAACGGTGATACCCTGTGGGTAACGGAATCGTCACAATTTAATGCCACAGGTAATAATTTTAAGCCACAAATTGCGACAGACAGTAACAGTAACATATATGTGACATATTATTCAAATGATCCCTCATCACCAGACACATACTATGATAATGTATGTTTTTTCAAATTAGCATCTGACGGATCATTTGTCTGGGCAAAAAAAACAGTCCCGGCAGATTTTAATACTAATGGTGGTAATTATAATCCAGTTATTGCTGTGGATGATCCAGGAAATTGTTATATAGCATATTTCTCTGATGGATTCGGTGATCCAGTTGATGGACAAACCAATGTTGGTAGTGCTGACGTAATTGTCTTTAAAACAGACACTGATGGGAACATTCTCTGGATGCGTCAAAACCAAACATTCGACACATCTGATAATGATTACCGCCCCTCGATTGTTGTTGATAGTAATGGCAACAGTTATATTGCATATTACACAGGTGGTGTGGCCACTGAGCAGACACCAACAGGAAACTTGGATATAGTTGTCTTCAAATTGGACACCGATGGTAATACTATATGGACAAAACAAAATCAGACATTTAACACATATCTTGCCGATAGTGACCCAGCGATCGATATTGACGCATCAGGCATCATCTACATCACATATTCAACCTATGGTATATTATCAGGACAAACAATTACAGGATCCCCCGACATAGCCATTTTTTTGATGGATAATGACGGCAATGTTCTGACCATACTACAACAACCATCATTTAACACACAATATGAAAATGTGTATCCATCTATTGCTGTTGGACAGCAAGGAACCTTTGTTATCGTCTATTACAGTGTTAATCCTGGCACAGGAGTTGGGGATACATCCCAAGATTTGATTATTTTCAAAATGACTAACTTGATCTGTGTCACGAGTGACACGCTCATTCTGATGGCTGACGGATCAACAAAAATGATTAAAGATATCCACAGAGGCGATATTGTAGCACCGAATCATCAAGTTGCACGCTTATGTAAAGAACGCATAGATTACTCATCCACAATTGACCTCATTGTTTTTGAAAAGAATTGTTTTGGTAACCGTCCTGATCATCGGTTAGTTATTACACCAAATCACCCGATTCTCTACAAAAATGCTCGAAGACCAGCAAAGTGTTTCGAGAAATGTCCTGGAGTCACAGTTTTGGAAAATAAACCAATTAGTCAAGTAACTAATTTACTTGATACATCGGGTGATATATATTTGTATGACTTACAATTTGATTATGATGGAAGCTATATTGCGAACGGGACTGAAATTCAATCACGATCGCCTCATAGTTATTATGGGCCACTTCCCAAAGAATTATATTTCGATCAGTCATTGTATTGTCCGGACCAAGTATGGGACAGTTCGGAACATATTTTACCACTAGATATGACACCCCTCAATTTTAACCTAATTATGCTCAAAAACAAAGTACATAACCAAGTCAATATAACATCAAATAAATCAAATAGTAATTTAATCATCTTTAAAAATGGTAAGAGGATCTACCCTGAAAATGACACAACACAATACTCAATCATTAAATACTCTGCAAATCATACCTAATTGCGATCCCACTCGGAAATCGCGGCACACCGTTTTCATAAGTCTCTTGATACCGCACAGTATATAACTGTCCAAGAAACTGAGAAGGATCTTCTTGATATGAAATCCAATCTGTTTTTCTGGATATGTATGTATCACGGGGTCGACAAGTAAACGTCTCATCTGATTCTGGTAGCTGGAGTTCCCAAATAATACACCCCTCCTCTTTACCTGTAACTGGTGCTTTGGCACCAACTATCTCAAATTCAGTGTCATGGAAATTTTTGTATTTTAAAAGATCATTTGACCGATCTTTTAATTTATAGGGGCTATCAATGTTTCTGATCATAATACCCTCATAACCCCCAACGACAAATTTATCATGCCATGATTGGATCTCAGATGCATCATTAATTTGAACAATTGGTACCAATTGTAAATAATTGTTATTATTAGTTGATAATAATTCAGACAAATATTGGTACCGTTCATCAAAAGGTTTTTCTGGCTCATCAATGAAATAACAATCGAATATATTGTATTGTATATTCTCCAAATCATCCTTTGGGACCGAATTATATCCTGTTTTACCATCTAATTTTTTCCGATTACAATAACCATTGAGCGTCCTGAATGGCAACCTTTTACTGTAAAACTCGCCATCCAATAACACATTCTGATCGAGATCCAAGTCGCATATAGCGTTCTTAATTTCATCAAAAAATAAACACTCTGCATCATTTCTGGTCTTAAGAACAACTTTAGTTGCAGATAATTTGCGAGCAGTATATCTCACTCCATCTAATTTTGGTTGTGTTATGCAAGGATATTTCACATATTTCTTCCGTTCAGTCCATTTATTAGCCAACATTGGTAAAAATTTGAAAGGAGTGGGTTCTTCACATAATTTCTTCGGTTGAATTTTTATGGGACTCTTAACGGGAGAAATCCCTGTCTGTATTGGAGATTTAATGGTTATTTTGATTTTCTTCGGTGATGATCCTGGTGCTTTCTCAGAACGAGATGCGGTGAGTTGTGTTGATGTATCAGTTAACAAACCAATGTCCACAACATATCCCTTCTTTTCTGTCATTTCCTTCCAATCTTTTTCAGCTTCAAATACTGCTTGGGCATACACTGTTGGCTTACTTTTAGCTTCAATGATTAGTTTTTTGTTAACAATCGGTTTCCCACCATGCTTGCCGTACTCACGGCGAACATAGACATCATCATCTTCCTCAAACACATCGATTTTCCAATATCTGATGATTTGAGTTCCTGTTAGCGTGTATAGAATCGGCCATTCCATTTATATACATATGATACCTAATCACCACTAATATTGTAATCAATTTTTTGATTTTGTCCCAATTTAATCGAGTCGATTTCAATTCAACTTAATTAAGATCAAGTTAAATTATTATTATTATTGGCGTAAAGAAATCGCATTTATGACACAAGAAGGTTATATTTATATACTAATTCGTGCTGATTTTATTGAACAAAAGAAATATGTGTACAAAATCGGTGAAACGCAAAGATATCCACCCCATAAAAGATTATGGGAATATCCATACGGGTCAGTGTTTTTATCTCTGATTAAAACAAAACATCCAATACAGTTCGAAAAAACCCTGAAAGAACAACTGGGTCTCTCTTCTAAGGTACGCTGTGCCAAAGAGATAGGTGCTGAATACTATGAAGGAGATCTACATGAAATTATTGATATTGTCTCAGATATTTATCGTTTGCATAATCAATCAACACTTATACCCACACAGCTCAGTGAAGATGTCATATTATCACTAAATCGTATCCATTATATAGTAAACTATGAAAAAGATTACTTCCAACATATCTATCAATATATCTCATATACAACTCCAGAACAGATACCGTCTGAAGAAATTTATGATTCTTACAATAAATTTAGGGGGTGGCATGCCGAAGGTTTTCCCGACAATTATGTGATTAGACATGGATTAATACCAATCAAACCAAACAAAAAAATTTGTTATCATATGAAAAGAGAAACTTTAGCCAAAATAACACATGATAAATAGATATTTAAATCATCATGTGTGTCAAAATGATGCTCATTTAACAACATAGAATATGAATAATTAATACATGCATTCTTTTGTACAACTCAATCTATTGACCTTTTGTAATATTATCACCCAATACATAATTGGGTCAATGAAAATAAAAGAGCGTGACCATATACCTTTTTATGTGGCATCAGACAAAATGAAATACTTTTATGTATGTATGATCATATTATGTCCATTTATGGAGAAATGTATTTTCGTGTTGCAATTCCGATCATTCTTAAAGATTGTGGAATGAATCACATAGGTATTGTTTCAAGCACTATTTTGCGCTAATCCACTTGACCAATAATATATTTACTGGGCAAATAATACAACATATTGGGCAAACTTTTTGACATTTTGCCTGGGTATTATCATTTATAACACAGAATCATTCTATATTGGCGTCTTTTATCATACCTATTACAAACTGTTATCATGTGGTATATATGAATTATATGTGCTCAAAAAAACATCATCCAGACGAATATGATGAACATCACGTTTATGTGATCAATAGATCACAATCAGCCCATATTAACGATTATATGAATATGGAAAGTAGATTTGAGATGAGCAAGATCACTAATGGTGAAAGTATCTCTATTAAAAATTCACAGGCGTTTGAAGAATACAATCATATGTATAATTTTTGATAACTGTACGTGAACATAGAGAAGCATCTAAACTCAAGTAATTTCACAATATCTATTATACTTTGTTTGGTTTTGAAATATCCAAACAAATTTAGATCAGATTTATTTAATTCTGACAAAATAATCTTAAAAAATTGATGCATTTATCATAATATAAAATCAGTGTTGATCAAACAGATGCCCACTGACTATATAATTGGTATCGATCTTGGAACAACTTACTCTTGTGTTGCTGTCTGGAAAAATGCCCATGTAGTGATCATTCCAAACGATATAGGAATGAATACAACACCATCATGTGTTTCATTTGCAGAAACGGAGCGCTATATTGGCCAAGTTGCCAAAGACAATTCCTTGAGAAATCCACAAAACAGTATTTATGATGTCAAAAGATTAATTGGACGTAAAATTGATGATCCTGTTATCCAAAATGACCTAAAACATTGGCCGTTCACGGTGACTTATAACCAACAAAAACAACCAATTATCACTGCAACATATCGTGACCGAACCCAGAATTTTTACCCTGAGGAAATTTCAGCAATGATTTTGGAAAAACTGAAAACTTATGCCGAAGATTATCTGGGACAAAAGGTAACAAAAGCAGTAATCACGGTACCGGCATATTTTAATGATTCCCAAAGACAAGCGACCAGTGATGCCGCTAAAATCGCCGGTCTCAATTGTATCAGAATCATCAATGAGCCAACTGCCGCTGCGTTAGCGTATGGACTCGATAAATGTTGTTCAAAGGAACAAATGGTTCTAATTTTTGATTTGGGTGGTGGTACATTGGATGTTTCTCTACTAGCTATTGAAAACGGAACATTTGAAGTGATTGCCACATCAGGTGACTCACATCTGGGAGGTGAAGATTTTGATAATCGAATGGTTACACATATTTGTAACGAATTCAATCAATTACACAAGGATTGTGACATTAAAACTAACTTAAAAGCCATTCGGAAACTTAAAGCTTCTTGTGAAAAAACAAAAATTATTTTGTCTTCTTCAATGCGCGCAGTGATTGATATTGATTCATTACACAATAATTTTGACTTCAGTTACACATTTAGTCGATCCAAGTTTGAAGAGTTATGTGTAGACTTATTTAAGAAATGTATTGCTCCGATCCAGCGTGTTTTGGATGATGCACAGATCAAAAAGGAAGATATTCATGAAATAGTTCTAGTTGGTGGATCAACCAGAATACCATATATTCAACAACAATTAAAAGATTTCTTCAATGGAAAAGAGTTGAATAAATCTGTTCACCCAGACGAAGCAGTCGCATACGGGGCTGCTATACAAGGCTCAATTCTCTCAAAAAATAATGATATAGTGACCAATGATATCATCTTATTGGATGTCACACCTCTTTCATTAGGTGTTGAAACTGCAGGAGGTATAATGAGTTTCATTATTGATCGTAACACACCCATACCTTGTTCGAGAAAAGATTTGTACACCACATACACCGATAATCAAAAAGCAGTTACGATTAATATATTTGAAGGTGAAAGACAGATGACCAAATTTAACAATAAATTGGGACAATTCGATGTAATTGACATCTCACCAGCACCCAGGGGGGTACCGCAAATTGAAGTTACTTTCGAGATAGACAACAATGGTATCTTGACAGTAAGTGCGATTGATATAATGAGCTCAAAAAAGAACCAAATCTCCATTGTTAAGAATAATGGCCGATTGACCGATACTGAAATTACTCAACTAATCAAGGATGCCGATAGATATCGGCAAAATGATTTGGAAATGAAGGCCCAAATTGAGATGAGAAACAAAGTTGAAGCATTGTTGTATCAGACAAAAAATAATCTGACCGAAACAGGTGTCAGCGAAAAAATGTCAATTGAAGAAAAAAATAGATTGTTAATTACTGTTAATACCCTTCGAAAATGGCTGGATGAAAACCCAACGGCCAGTATCACTGAATATGAGCAAAAAAAAGCACCCTTAGAACAATTACGAAACATAATATTGACACGTATCTATTCCAATATACCTAAAGCAACTTAGACACAAATTGCGTTAAAATTATATAGATATATATCTCCAATTTATGATATAATGGCGAAAAATCTGTGCATCATCTCATCATCAACTATTAATTTAGAAAATGTCAAAATCAATAAACTGTATAAAATGGGAAATAATGTTATTAAGGGTGACATTACATACAATGATCAAAAGCTACTCATTAGAGGTCCGCGAATGACATTGGGTTCATCAATTAATAAAAATGGTGACAATTATTATATCGATTTGACATTTAATGATAGAAGTAACAATCAAAAGTTTATGAAATATGTAAACGACATAGATTGTTTAGTTATGATAGATATTTCCGAAAATACTAAATCCTGGTATGGTGACGCAGATGTGTCATTAACCCAGATTGAACAAGAATTTATATCAACCGTGAAAAAATCAAGTATTCACGACAGACGGTTCTCATTGAAACTCAAAGTACATCATGATAAAATTGAATTTTATGATCAAGACAGTATTGTAGTACCATATCAGCTCATCAAAGAAAACTTCAATGTAGTTCCACTATTGCACTTAAGTGCAATATACAAAGATAGTGAACATATATGGTTGGAGTGGGGAGTACCACAACTTAAGATTGAGTTGCCTGATAATATCCTTTCGGGATGTCAATTAGTTGACATAGATGACAGTGATATAGAAGATGAAGCGATTCCTGATAATGAATTTGAAAATATTTAATTATAGCTTCTGGGTGAGTATAACTCAAGATTCTAAAATGAAGTTTATAATCTTGAATTTTTTTATATGTTTATTTATATAATTAAGAAATGAATTATGATTTAGTCACCATTTTGGTCGTAAGTGCTGTCTTATTGGGAGCATTCTATTTTGTGACAAATAGTAATGTTGTGAAAAATACTGGAGAACTTTCGGTTGAACCTGAACTCCCTGTGGATCAACCATTGCCTAAATTTGTACCAAAACCAGACAGGAAACAGATTGAAGACCCACTCCACACAATTGGACCATTTGACCCACAACAAGGCGTGCCTCCGGAAAGAGGATCCCAAATGAATCCGATTAAACAAAATACTAATGTGTTACCATATCCTCAAATTAGCAACAATTATGCACCACAGCAGGCCAATATCAATGGTCAATTCGGTATAGATTCAGGCGCCCAACCCAAACTGGATTGTTTCCCGAAAGATACCATTACCCCACAAGAATTAATGCCTCGTGAAGATTCATATAACACATGGCAAGTTAGCAATCCACCAGTTAATGGTCACTTAGCTGATCGCAACTTTCTTGAAAGTGGACACCACTTCGGTATTGACACTGTTAGCAACACACTCAAGAATCCAAATCTGCAATTGAGATCTGATCCAATCATACCGCAAATTCAAGTTGGCCCATGGATGCAATCAACATATGGACCAGACACCAATCACAGACAATTAGAGATTGGCGGTGATTATTAAATCTATTAGACCATTTTGTACCAACATTTTACATCAACATCTTTTCTAAATAAATTTATTTAGAAAAGATGCCATTTATACATATATACATCAATGTCTGGGAAAAAAGTTCACAGGATTCAACAAGTCCAAGGCGAAGAGACAGAAGGAATCTTCAGGAAAAATTTGGACAAATTAGTCGAATTACAAAAAGGTATTAAAATTTTGAAAGTTAGGATGTCGGCATCTAAAACGGATTTGTTAACCTACTTTGAAAAACATCCACAACTTCAAAATTCCAAGTATATTGTCAATGATTATAGTGTCAGGTTTGTCAATAAAAAAACAACTGATGGCATGAGTCAAAAATTAATTATGGTTGGTTTGGCACAATATTTCAAGTCCAAAGGTGTAACAGATGTGAGCAAAGAAGTGTCACAGGTGATGAGTATTATCAGAAATCAACGTCACTCCAAAATAGTTTCTGGTATTGACATTAAATCACTGCAAAAATCAAGTGATTCCGACGATGATAATGAGGAGGCAACTATCGGCGAGTAAGATTATATTTCAAGTATTAAAACTGATACCCGATCGTAGTAATTGCTTCGATAAAAGATATGAATCTTGGTCTTTCAGTTGGTGTTCTATACTGTCCATAAAGAATTTTTCCTGACATATCGAACATAAACTCGTAATACTTGACTGTGTTATTTGAAAAATTGCATCAACAACAACAGTCTCATCGAATATAACAAATTCTAAATTCCACTGACCGATGTGGCAAGTACCTTCATTGTTAATGACTACGATAGTAACAGCATCTCTAAGTGTTTCAAATAATGCAACCAGTTGTGTATTTTGTGCTAAAAATACACCGTCAACCGACCTGTGTGAATCAGAGTCTTCTCTGGGTGTTAATTGCAAAAGATTTTGATGACATTACGTTTCAGTTTGTCTATGTCATCAAATGACATTTTTAACATAATCTGCAGGATGAATGTTACCCATTTCCTAAATATGTGTGTATACATATTTATCCAATTTTATTTTTATATTTTCAAATTTGGATGAATATAGACATTACTTGTTCCAATCCACGGTTAAATAACCGTGGATTTCACTGAATATCAGACTAATATGATTTTATCCACTCCAATACGCAGATACCACATATTTTTTTTGACATTGAGTTCATCTCTTAAATCCTGCTCAAGTTTACTTTTGACTTGATAATCTTCTTCAGATACACACTCTTCTTCATCAATCTCATAAAAAGGTGCGTCATATTCCGTTCCTTTGATGGAGACATATTCTGCACTACCCTTTAGTGTGTTGGTATATTTGCTCGCAAAAACAATAGCTTCTTCGCGAGATTTAAATGCCTTTAGAAATTGTATATCCACTTCTTTACGATAGTCGCAATAGAGATAAACTATGTAAATTTCAGTCATTTGATATAATCTAATGTCATCATTGTTATGGTTTGAAAATCAATTTTATGATTTGAAAATCATAAAATTGATTTGAAAATCATTCCCTAATACCCCTTAGACTGACGTCTATTCAAATAGATCTGTGCTATTGATTATTAATTAAACATATATAGAAATTTATGAAATAAGATTCACATATCTCGTGATGAATACCGGTAAAATATCTACACAATGTGTGAATTGGGAGAAACAGTTCCGGTCAGAGTTGAAGTCATTATATAACACATTTTTTGAAAATAATCAATCAATAAAAATTACTTATGATGAATTTGTTATATACTGTTATAAACATTCATCATCTATCAGTAAATCTACCAAATGGGTAGCATAGCGGAACAGTATGTTGATCGGTATTACAACGAATATGACGATACTGATCGGTATTGTGATTATATTTATGATATTTACGAACAATTAAATGAGTCCATTGCAGATAAAAATATTATTATCTTGGATAATAATACATTCGCGGATTTCTTCACATTTTATGTCTCCCATATGGATCGCACACTAGTAGATAGTTATCTCATTTCGACACATTTAGGTCAATTACGCCGTGAATTAGGTAAATTGTGTGGAGAATCATCACGATTTAAGTATAAGGAAGAATTATGTGAACCGCATCTTGTTGTTAATAGTGACGGTGACGTCATATAAAGTAACATTTTCTCGATTGAATATTTATTATTATGACACTATCATAATAATAAATCGATATTATATAAAATTTGCAGTATATTTTCACCATACATGGATTACACAATCAATCTCCCGTTTTTCAATGAATATGCATCAAATGTAGATTTTTCCTTACTTCAGCCACCTGGACGGGAACATTACCGATTATTGGCTTACCTTTCGACAATGTTTGATAGTCAGGATATTTTTGACATTGGAACTCACACAGGAGTATCTGCTTATGCATTGGCATACAATAAGAATAATACTATATATACTTTCGATATTGTTGATAAAGTCACTAACCAGAGAATTAAGTCTCGTGACAATATTAGATTTAATTTAGGTGATTTGTTTGATGAAACATCCAGAATTCAATGGATTGATTTACTTTTAGGATCACCTTTAATTTTCCTTGATGTTGATCCTCATAATGGGGAAATGGAACTAAAATTTTACCAATTTTTAGTGAATAACAATTATCGAGGAATATTGATTTGTGATGATATATGGTATTTTAAAGACATGCGTGACAATTTTTGGTCACATGTACCTGCACAAAATAAATATGAATTAACACCATATGGCCACTGGTCAGGGACAGGTGCAATCGTTTTCAATGAGAATTACCAGCGATTTTTCCCTCCGAAGATCTCGACCAATGATTGGACTGTCGTCACAACATATTATGATTTAGCACAAGTGCATGATATTGCGAATGCACGAGCAACGATGTCAATACCGTACAATTTGATCGTCTATTGTGATCAAAGTAATTTAGATCAAATCAAACAATTGAGACCATTACATTTATCCAGTCAGACAAAGTACATCATAATAAAAAATGATGAATTGACGACCATACCACATTCACGTGGTAGTTATCGTTACTTGCTAATGGAGCAAACACTTCATAATAATCCTTTTAACAGTAAATATTTTGCCTGGATCAATATCTGTTTTGAAGACCAAGGGTTCAAAAATCTTATGCATTTAGATAAAGCATTATCACTACATCGTGATAAATTTTCAATTTTATGTGATATCCAAAAAACTAATAAATGCACATCTGACATCAATATTAGTACTGGCTTTTTTACAGGTAATTTAGAGTATATGACTCGTGTGTGTCAAATTATTTCAAATAAATTTTCAAATGTTATTGATTATGACCAACAACACATATTTAATCAAATGGAATCAGAAAATCCAGAATTATTTGAATATTATTATGGTATGATTACTGATCAAATCACTAATTATGTATATGTATATGATAATTTTAATCAGGTTATGCAATATATTATTGACCTTTTTAATTATCAAAAACACATCCGTTGCTATAATTGCTGCAGGTTTCTTTGGGAATCAATTAAAAACCATAGTTGTAATTTAAATACAGAACAAACTAAACAAATACTATTCTATAAATGCACCAGCAAGCAATGTATGAAAAATACTAAACATTGTATTGACATACCTGTTTCACAAGTGTCGCCAAGTACAATTATTGCTTGCTTATATGAAATAGATTTATATCCAGAACTCATACGACAAATATTGGAATTTAATTTTCCCATTATTATCTGGACAAGTGATTCGGACTATGACAAATTGAATAATATATGCCACGGTAAAAATAATATTATCATCTATCAAAAAAATATCAAATCTTTCGATCAATACAAACATTACGGACATATTTTGGCGAGGTGTCAATCAATGTCTAATTTATTGATGTATACCCGTACAAGTCTATGGATTGAGAGTATTGAAGCGAATCCGTTCAACACATCAACATTTATCTGCCTAAATTTTGATAAGTCATTACCACCAAATATAAGATCCATCGAAAAAATGTCTATTCCGGCTCGGGTTAAACTGTTAGTTATCGATCCATATACAACATCTGATCCACTACCTGGTGAATATTTTAAACAATCTCATCATAATCTTGCGCATCAGTTGGTTACTGGTAATGGGAAAAATCTCATAGAATATGCACATACATTTAATCGAGAACTAACAGTGATGCTCATTAATCGACTGTGTTTATCAGAAGAAGCAATTGCTTCCACAATATTGAGGAAATATCCCGAAATGTTTGAATGTTATTATGGTGATGAAAGTACCATTGTGTCTAACTATGAGAAAATACGTGTGAATGTTAATCTCTTCAGTATTCTTGATAAATATCTAAACTCACATATGTACAGTGAAGCTCAGTATTTGATTGATAAGATTGATTACGACTATAATAATGAATTACGATATATTTTTGTTCACTACTCAATCTTGACAAATTATTATTCAATGGATCAACTACTAAATCCAATAGTGATCCAAATTCTCAACGATCCGGCGTATAAAGATCTGCGAGATGAGATTTTTAAGTATGATGAATCGAATTTGAGCTTTTACACCAATAGAGACAATATTATTTGATCATAAAAATTTGTGTGTTTACCATTGTCATTGATCAATGACAATGGTAAATTTGCAATGGTAAATTTGCAATGGTAAATTTGCAAGAATTGTATATTATTTGTATTCCACAAAAATCTCGTATATAATATATTAATGGAATACGTAGTAAACCCAGTAACTGGTAGAAAAATACAGAAATATGGTCTAGTATATAATCGTTTGGTTGAAAATGGTGTATTTAGAAAAAATATACAACGAGGAGGCAATCCAATTTTAGCTGCATTACCAACATTGTCCCAATTGGCCATCCCTGCTGGCTTGACATTAGCATCATACTACGGTCGTAAATATATAGGTAAACAACAAGGTGGTGGTGGTAACATGATTGATAATCCAATATTACAACATTGGATCACAGAAAATAAAATTAAAGAATTAGATCCCACGACTCTTATCCCAGCTGGAATAGTAACTGCTGTATACAATCAGTACGCGAATACACCTAATACAGGCAAAACGATTTACATACAAATCAGTGATATTGTGGATGAAAATGACCTAAAAACATACATGAAACGACATAAATTGCACAGTTTAACACCCCATAGTTATTTACCGTTCGCAATTCTAATGGGACGTGATGTGTTTAAACAACTACTCTTAGAAGATAAATGATGTTTCCATCCAAAATTCATAAAACTGTGTCTGTTGAAATGATCTCGATTTTTATGTGTTTGAACATCATCTAACACATAAACACTCTTACTATCGTATGACACACGCGGAGGTATATCATAATACTCATTAAATAAGTTTTCAGTGAATTCAATACCATTAATCTTCAATACGTGACTATCGCCCCACTAATAGTTAATTTCTCTTCCATTGTACCAGAATAGATCCGTTCGAAGACTCTGACACAGTGGATTAATTCATGGATAAATTGTATCAATATTGGTTGCTTTCTGTATTTAGTACCCATTGGATGATGTTTAGTACATCCATTCCTGTTTAAATGATTGGTTAAAATGAAATAAGGTGTACTCGGTAACACTTAAATTACAGATCTATCATCAACTTTTCTAATTTTTGGATAAATAGTATAACTAAGAACATCTTGATTTGTGATAACTAATTTACAATCAGATAACAAATGTCTGGTTAATCTATCCAACAAAATTTGGCCGTTATTGATACGATTTATACAAGCAATCATATATTCCAATAATTTGCACCATTCATCTTTTTCCAGATTGAGTTCATGTGTCAATATATTATGGTACTCAATCCCAACGTATTGTAACATAGTAATTTACATGAAATTATTGTGTACTATTTACATATATTTTAATGTCTGACACAACTCTCGAAATGATTCCTATGAAAGTTTTCACATGCAATTTGTGTCATTATCATCAATTTGCTGGCAACGCCAGAATTTTTCAACATTGTCAAAAACATCAACATCTCAACAATATGTTAATTTGTGACCATTGTTATGTTATTTTGAACAAGAGACCTTCCAAGACAACACACAATAAATGGTGCGAAGGAATAATGTTACTTAAACAATTCTATGGAGGATTTCCTCACTTAAAATCATCTATTGACAAGTCATAGATTGACTGGTGGGTAACATTATGAATATCTGTTTTACGAGAACACACTACCAATAAAATTGATTCCTGAAATAAATGACGAAACGATTATTTATCAAATATTGATGTTCGTGTTGGGTATCATATTTATTTTGATTGTAACATTTATATACCTCATATATTTCATAAAAATAAAGTATATGAGGAATTCTTTAGGAAACATAAAATTCAGGTATTTATAACCCTAATGTTTGGATCGGCTTGAAGAAACCCTGACGAACAAATTTAAAATATCTAAGAAAATTTTCGTTGATTCGCTTGGGTAATCAATACACGCTGACCGACCACATTTTGTCGCATTTTCTCTCAAATTTTGAGTATCTGCTAAAACAATAAAACAGAAAATTAGGATGACGATAATATCATAAAACTGGCTCCATGTGTGATAGGACACCGGATTGAATAATAAATGACTGATCTCAACAACAATCAATACAAATAAAACGACTATTAAGTACTTAAGTATGGGTGAAAAGTGGTTTTGTGTATCAAAAAATGCTATCAAGCTCAAAATAACCATAATAGCAACAACAATTAGGACATTTTGATGGATTTGTGGCATCGTTAACTGGATAATTGGAAATACCATTACAGCCATAGCCACAACAAAAACTAACCAAATAATGTGCTCTAAATAAATAGATTGTTCAGACATTGTATGCATCATAAATATACACCCTATACCAACAAGGAAACTAATAATAACGTGGCGGAAATCAATATCCAAATGATATTGACCAATTTGTTGTGAAGTTAAGGCCACAATCAACAAACTAAGAACAATATATAAATAAGTTTGCACTATATACAAACCCGGCGTACCCATTTGCTTCATACTTTGTATGTGACCCCAGTAAATGCCTCCAATAACTGCGAGAATTAATATTATGTATACAAACCCAAACATACGTATGTATATATACATATATAACATAATTTTACTTTGGGAAATAAATTATGGACTTAAATCTCATAATTTTATGAAGTTGCATAATGAAACCATATAAAATACCCAGTTTTGTCTTCACACGTAATATCAATATAATTTCCATTGTCACATAATAGATGCCATTCAACTAAATCATTAAAATGTAAATAATACTCAAACCCCATAACATCTTCTTCGAAGATTTGAACCATATTTTTCTTTTGACCTGTTTTACACTTTAAATATTTTGTCGGTTTGTACCAAAGTGAAAACCTATCATATTACATAAATTTTCCCAATTATTTATTTTCAGTGGTTTAATAGATTCCGCACAAATAATGGTATCAAAAATATTTCTGTCATATTCCATTGGGATTTTGCATAAAATAAAATCCCAATCTCCTCCACCGCAAAGTGTAATATTTTCCGGTAATTGCTCCTTTCCTACGAAAATTTTACCAAAATCACAACTCAGTAAAACATGTTTATCTTTCCACTTTTTTAATCGTTGAACCCTTACATTTCTTTCCATTCAATAAAACAGTGGGTAATATATAAAATTGCTGTTTTATTTTTATGTATTTCAAAAATTTGATCCAATTATTGTTCGGACATTCTGATAATTAAATCATCAAATGGAGAAGAAAATTAAAATCATTCTCAAAAATAATAAATGTGTGGAATCATCCACAGTTTTTTTCTTAGATTGGCCAGAGAATGGAGAACCTTCTGCCAAATGGATGACCACCAAATGTGATCAGATAACATTTGATTCCACAGTTAATTGGCGTGGAATCGGTAAAATTGTTGTTTGTTGTAATGATTTTCCAACAAATTTATCTCCACCGAATCTTACAGAAACAACTTATCATAATGTAGCACTATTTAAATCTGTGCTACAAAAATATGTACGGAGACAAATGTCTCCACAAGCGCTTCAAACTGCATTACATCTCATTAAATTAGATCCCGATGTTTTCCTACGAAGAATATTTGTTATTATGTTGGAGGATGTATCACTACACACATCGATTTCCGTCATTGTTTGGCTAACCAGTGCGATATCGAAAGGATTTAAACTTCAAAGTAAACATATCGAATGGTTACTTGGTTTGACACAATATTTGTGTCACAATTCTCATAAAACTTATCTTGTTCACACTCGTTATGAACAAAATGATATTTCATCAATCATATCAGCCATTGATCAATCACATTTTGATAGCACTACAAGGGATGTGATTTACTCAATTTTATTTCGATTTTCTTATGGCGGAATGCATTCTGATCTTAATATGTTCTATTGGTATGCATTACAACTCTTGGACAACAAGATTCCGGTATATAGTGAAAATATCATTCCGGTAAACCTTGACAAAATACAACCGTTAAAGGTTTGTGATATTTTACCGAACGGTGCTGATTTCCATTGCTACCCTTTCTTCCCATCGCTTGTAAGGAAAAAATTTCCACAATTCACGGAAAATGACATCAAAAAATGTGTATGGGAATACAGTTCTAAAATTAATGGACGATGTCCCAATGATAGCGATCCACACTTGATGGAAATATGGGCAACAATAGAGACAGGTGTCTCTGAGTTACAGAGAAATTTAATCAGATATCATCATTGACGTATTATGAAAAATTGAACAATAAATCACATATTAACTTTGCCAATAAATATACCCTAATAGATATGGATATTCCCGTTGAATTAATCATTAACTCTTACAATGGATCTTTTCCAAAAGTAAATAGTATCCTGTTCAATCATAAACTCAGTGATTATTGCATTGTTCAATCAGAATCTAACCAATTAGCATTGGAAATATTTGAACCGATGATTAAAATACCTGATAATCATTGTTGTCTAAGCAATACATCCAGGAGAACACTTAATACACCATTTAGTAGTAAAATTATATTCACTTATAAAAAGAAAGATTTTTGATACATTAGTATCAATTAAATTAACTATTACAAATTTAAATGATAAAGTAGCTATTGTACCGAGTGACTTGACCTTACTACTCAAGGAACAATTACATGATTGTGTTGTTACAAAAAATAGTAAACTCATGATTAAGTACAACTCTGTATTAATAGGAGAATTTACCGAGTTAAAAACATTGAATAGTTATGATTCCCAATTTGGTATCGTTGATATCACTACGAAAATATTAGTTTCGGATGGGCAAAATATTATTAATGATACACAACAGAAAACTGTGTTCAAGGGTGAATTCAAACTAATTGACCAGGGTATTGGCGGATTGTCGAAAGAATTTGAAGAAATGTTCCGAAGAGTATTCGCTACTCGTGTATTAGATGCTCAGAAAATCGAGGAAATGGATATTAAACACATTAAAGGTATTGTTTTATACGGTCCTCCCGGATGTGGCAAAACACTGATTGCCAGACAAATTGGAAATATGTTGAATTGTAAGGAGTTTAAAGTCGTAAATGGTCCCGAATTATTGAATAAATATGTGGGTGAATCTGAAGCAAATACTAGGAATTTATTCTCCTCGTCTATCAAAGACAAATCAGAAAATTTATACCTGATTGTACTTGACGAAATGGATGCATTGTGTAAAACCAGAAATTCATCACAAGGAGATCTTGGTGTATCAGCTGGTGTTGTTAACACACTCTTGTCACACATTGATGGTGTCAATCAACTGAATAATATTTTATTAATTGGAATGACTAATCGTCTTGATATGATCGACTCTGCATTGTTAAGACCTGGCCGATTTGAAGTTGCAATTGAGATCGGTTTGCCTGATGATAAAAGGCGTTATGAAATATTGAATATACATACTGCAAAAATGAACAAAAATAGGTATATCAATGATAGTGTTAATTTGTCTAAAATTGCAGAAATGACCAGAAATTTCACCAGTGCTGAAATTGAAGGTGTTGTTAAAAGTGCCAGATCTTTCGCAATATCACGAACAATCGATACAAGCAGAATGTCGTCAAATGAAAAACCTATTTTAACAATGGATGATTTTGTTAAAGGTGTCAAGGATATTAAACCGATGTTCGGTGAAGTATCTGATGAAATTTCAAAATATTGCAAACACCCATTGGTTATGTGGAGTCATTTTGATCATATATTCACAAATATAGTTGAAAAAAGTCAAGAGCTGACTGACGGTCACACCATGAAAATACTTATTCATGGCAAGTCGTACTCTGGTAAAACTACATTAGCATGTAATGTGGTCAATAAAATAAATGCGAGTTGTGCCCGAATGATTACTCCAAGTATGTTGTCAGTAACAAATGTTACATATAATTGTGATCTCGTTCGTAAAATTTTTAATGAAATATCAAAAACATCCACGGGAATAGTGATTATTGATTCATTTGAAAGATTAATCGAATGGTGCCCTATCGGTATGAGAATTAATAACCAAGTATTACAAACATTGTTGGTAGAAATGAATTGTCATAACACTAATGCGACAAAGTTAATAATTATCATTACATGTGATAACAAACAACTAATTGATAACTTGGAAATGAATGACTTATTTGATAATATATACGAAATACCTTCTTACATCCACAGAGAAGATGCTAAGTTATTCAATCTTGGTTGTGATCAAGAATATGATGTATCATATGCCATAAAACACTATGAAGTTTAAATTTATCTATTTAGAATTGATTGAATTGTTATTATAAATCACAAGAATAATAATATTTCCATGATTGTTCGTGTGTGTTGGATTTGTTGTAAAATTGACACTTACAAGTCGGACAACAAATGATATGTGTTCCATCATTTACTTCTATGATTTGAATATCTTTACCCTTCTCAATGACGCAAGAACATCTGTCACACAATGTTTGTTTATATGACATTTGATGAATTATTGAATCAAAGTATTATTGATTTAATGATTCAAATTTTAAATTTCAAATTTATTACATTCTTTTCTTATAGAAAAGAATGTAAGCATTATTCGATGCAGCTGCTTCAGGATCTGTAAGTACTGTCATGTGTTCATCGTTATATTGAATCCAAGCGCTAATGATTTCATTATAACAGATGGCATAATAATGCCCAGAATTCATAGTACCAAGATGACAACAGACAGCATAAAGATCATAAAATGCCTGTCCAATTAATGGTGATGAAATATATTTTGATAATTCCAAGGATGTAATAGGATATGTGATGCTACCATTTATTTTTTCCTGAATATATGTTCCATTTACTGACTTGTGTTGGAATCGATTAAATTTAATGATCAGGATATTAGGCAAACTCCATAATGTTTGTCTTTTGTGTGCCCGAGTACGTGCATGACATTGTTCACATTGGTATAAATTATCTTCACTCAATTGTTCGTTGCTAACAAATTGATCGAAACTTTGATAAATGTCTGGAGTCATTGGCAGATCAATGGCCATCACCGGATCGAATGTATATGATGGTTTTTGACAATTCAGACACACCGTATCTGTTCTCAGTTGACCACTAAACAAGTCAAGAATAATCGAATGTTTATTTTTATAAAATATGATCCAGTCATCATGGGCTTTTTTGATATGTGCATCAATATCTGTAATAATTGAACCTGTAATACTATATTTCACATTTTTAGCCAATGATTCATGAAATGATTGGAGTAGTGTAACTAATAACTCATGTGCATCGTGTTGTGCAGAATTTGCGAATTGGTCGAAATTTGTGTTTAATAAAATTTTGAAACTGATTGGAGATAATTTCGTTTTATTATGACCCCACATGATGTTAATAATTTTGATATAATTAACTAGAATTAACGATATCTTACCGGTCTCGGGATTAGATGAGAAATTTCTCATCAGCGTTTTATGAGTCTGTTGTGTGAACAAATGATTACTGAGAAGTGTCGTATGTCGTAAACATTGAAGCACTGAATTCATATAACACGTGTTACCCAAATTATCTATTCCTGTCAATCCATGGCCAACTGACGTCAGATTCATTTCAGCAATCGTACCGATTTGTTGGGCAATATACTCTGGATTACGAATATTTACCAAAAAATTCTTGATTTTCTGTGGTAAAGTGTTATCACTCATCGATGATGTTTATTTAAATTATAATGATTATATTTAAATATTGTAATCAAATTTTTATATATATGAAGTTCACTTATTTTTGTGTGGAATATTGAGTTGATTAATCATTTTACGTTGGTGATTACTCTCCGACAATTGATATATATGATTATTCCATGTCATTATATCACACTCGTCTAAGAATTTGTTGGGGTCCACTCTCTGATCCAAATTTTTTTGGATCAGATAATTGATACCTTTCAGGTAACTATTTTGTAAATTATGTGCTAATTTACGACCAAATTGCTCTTTATTTTCGGTAATCGGTTCATTTTTTTCATTATGATAGGTAATTTTCGAATTATTGCGATCAATCGAAAAACTAAACCCAGCATTCTGTGTAGTATATATTTTCTCGATTAGTTTACAATCGCCAACCACATCAGACAGAGCGCAATCTTTGACATAATCAATTGCCTGCTCAAAGTTACCCATTTGACTAGTTAGCATGTCCAAATAATTGTCATTGTTACTCATGCAAACAATTTGCAAAATCTGATTGTTTATTTGCGACACAGGTATTGGTTTGTTTTTTATTTCCTGAATTTCACAACTTAGTTTTTCTTCACGTTCTTTTTGTTTTTCATCTCGTTCTTTCAACTCAGATTTGAGCTCAACTATTTGTGAAATTAACTCTTGATACAAATGTGTATCTTTCGGTTTTGGATGAGATTGATCAAGTATATGTATGTGTTCTTGGTGTCTTTTAACATCTCGTGCCCTGGTGAATGTTTTGTGACAAATCGGACATGGATATTTATTTTTATCTTTATCAATACGGCTTGGATCATGTACTGTTTCTAAATGAACTTTGACATTGTACGCCCTTTTAAATTCTTTATGACACACCGGACAGATGCATCTATCATCCATAAGGATCAGATTTAATATTAATCATAGATATATTTTTATGTAAATTTGCGAAATTTAGCATTAATACTGACTCACATCTTTAAAATGAACTGTTAATTATGGTCTATGTAGTGATAATTTATATATTATCCGCATTTGTATAGCGCAGCCGCGCAATTTCGGGCGGGTATAAGCTTAATGGCGTCTGAATAATATTGTACATATTTTTGACTTAAATATGAATATAAGACCTATTTATGATTTTTTTTAGTAATACTACTAAAAATCATAAATAGGTGGCAAATTAGTCAAGCTTGAGTAAGTTGTGAATGGCGCACTGAGCGCGCGCGGAATGATGCACAATTATTTGAAATGAGTAATGTTAGGTCATAGATTATGATAATTTTTAAAATAATTTTTAAGATTGTTTTAATCGCGCACAATTCGGTTCAGTATACAATGGACATATGTATTGATCATTCACAAACATATTCAAAATTGTTAAATTTCGAGTTTTTGTTCATAATTTAACAATTTTAATATGTTTATCATACGAAATCTCGTTGACACATATGTGTCTTAGATTTTTAACAATTTTGTACGGCGTCATAAACTAACGCGATATATCACTGTTTACGTGTTAATTGTGATTAGATTTAGAAAACTTGTGAAATAAACAGTAAATTTTGTGTTTGCTATTCATAAAATATTATATTTTAATTCGTTTATGAATCATACTAAAAACATAAACACGTCATTTTTAAAATTGTTAAATTATATATGTATCATACGAATTCATATTCGAGTACATTATATCGATTATTTTCATAAATTTCAAATTATGATGATCATAATAATGGCATCAAACTAATAATCCGATAAAATACGATTACGTATAAATCGTAGCAACACAATTTACTTATTTTATTTAGTTAGTGAATCGCGCAAAATCAAAGTAAACCGCTCATGTCTTCCAAGTTTTTCCTTCCAAAAATAATCATAAAAATAATTTAATTTTTCTTAATTAATATTAGACCATCTACTGATTATTTTAACACAATTTTGATATCGTAAAATCAGTGTTTTTTTAAAATTTTCAAGATTTTTTTAAAATTTTAAAATTTATTTTTTTAATTTTTTTCCCCAAAATTTAAATTTTACAAAAATCTTACTTTGAGTTTTCATCCCAAAAAATTTGGAGGAAAAATATTCATGGATGAAAAATCATGAAATCCAATTTGGATTTTAAAAAAAACGACTTTTTAAAAAGACAAAAATTAAAATAAAATGAAAGACTTTCTGAAATTTTTAAATTTTGAAAAAAAGGTATTTAATGGGCCATTTTACAGATGTTTAAATCTTTTTAAGAGACCTTCTTGAATTTTATTGTGTATTTCAATGGCTGATTTTACAATTTTTTGTGCTTTTTGAAGGTTATTTGTTAAAAATATTGCAGGTGATGTCACTCTTGCATCATCAATATATTCGTCACTATAATCTGTGTCAATTAAAACTGCCTCCATAAAATGGAGACTTTGATTTTTAGGTGAGAAATACATTTCAACACCATCTGTAAATGTATGTTTAATCAAATTCTCACTGGACATATTTTTATTGTCCAACCATTCTTTGACAAAAATATATTTTTGGTCATCATTCATTGTCTGATCATATTTTCTCGAACCGTATACTGGTGCACAATCCCAAATTATAAATGCAATACCTCCATATTCATTACTCATATTTATAATAAGTTGAACAATGAGCATTATAAAATGTTATCAATTTTTATTTTGACAAAATTGAAGAAAATTTTGATTTTTGACACAAATTTTAACATTGTAAAATCTTATAATTTATATGGAACCAAAACTTGGTTTCGTCGTCCATACAACTTGTTTTGGAGAATTAGATAGATTAGTCATTACCAAAGATGGTCACTTTTTCAAAGAGGATTTTAAACTCAATTGTCAAGCAGTAGAAGATCTCATGCAAATTATTCCATGTTCTCAACCATCACATTTCAAGATATACGAAAGAATAAACTATAGACTATTACCTCCTAATCAGTTAGCATCCTCTCTTTTGAATTATCTCAACATAATGCCAGTGGGACGTCTAGCGAACCAAATTTTTGGTTCGATATTAATCGTTGATAATATGAATGTTCCCATGTCTCAATGTGATATCGCATGTCTCAAAGAAGCATGCGATGACATAACCAAAGGGCATGTACCACGCCCATGGATTCAACTGGTTGAATCGTATAGTTTACCAACTGTGGTTGAAACTGATTTATGTGTCATCTGTCTGGAGCGTCCACGTGTCATCGCTTTTTTACCATGTGGACACCAATGTGTTTGTTCGATCTGTGTTGATAAATTATGTCGTAAATCATGTCCCATCTGTAACAGTGTCATTTCAGATCACATTAAAATGTATCAACCATGAAAGCAACTTTTTAGAAAAAGTTTTGATTGGGTCGCAACACATACCAATAAAAAGACGTTTGGTGACATTAAATCCAATTCATATTTGTGCTAGGTTCACGTATTTAAACACAGGCAGGTATCAAAAATTTGAAATTTGTGTTGTCATATTATATATACATATGTCCAAAAGAGCGAAAAAAGGAGGTGGTTGTGAGGTTATTCATATCGCAGGAGCACAAGGATCCGGGAAAACTACGATCGGTCGTCGATTACTTGCAGAATATGGTGATCGTATACGAGTCGAAGATCTTGATAATTTATTCTCATATTTTTATCAACAACGACAATTAGTCAATTTTCAGGATTTTTAAATTTGTATATTGAAGATAACCATGATAAACCATTAATCTTGACAGGTCTAACTGCTATAAGATGTTTGGGTGAAATGAATAACACTGATACAACATTTTATGAGATCCATCCACCATATAAATTTTATATGGATCTCAATGACACAATGATTTTAAGACAGAGATTTTATCGACAAATTGATAAATTAATGGAAAGAAGAGAGGAATTGTTTATCAATTGGTGTCGGAATAAGATTAATACTCAGAATAAATTGATGCGTTTTGTTGATATCTCACAATGGGAAGAAAATAATCGATTCTGTCGAATGATCCATCAAGAACATAATTATGAATTTCTATCACCTGATCAAATCATTCAACATATAAGACGAATAATATGATTGTGAAAATTGATTTGTATAAATCAATTCACTATTTTATTGTCACATAACAAATGCAAGAGCAACAAACAATTGACACAATCTTTCAAAGAATTCAGGACAATTTACTGAAATGTGATTCTGAACATGTATTTCATTATTGTGCTGATCATAAAATCGTGGTTGCCATTAGTGAAGAAAACATTACATTAGATTTTGTATTCAATGTAATGTCACCCAATAATCTCAGGATTCTGGATTGTGGTGCAGACAGAGAAACACATCTATATGTTCCACACGACAGGTCCATTATGCAACTAATGCACAAATTATTTTCAGATAATGGCTACGAATTACTTGAAATTGTGTACAATGATCCACATTCTGGATCAGGAAAAGAAATAGTTATTTATTTACAAGTAATTTAGTGAGCATTAACTCCAAATATATCAAATATTCTTTGGTTAGCTTTATTAAATGTGAATGTTATTGCGTCCAAAATTGGTTATTAATTATTACAGGATTTATATACTAAATGGAGAAAGAGTGTATACAATCAATACAAAGTCTCAAAGGCAGATTGACTGCAATTATGAAACAAGGACATGATTTACCAAAATCATTCCATAGTTTAGAATTGTGTCTCGTATGTCAAACTGTTGATCATATTAAAGATGATTTGATTTGGCATTTGGAAAACGGTACGAAAAATGATACGAAATGTTCAATGATTTTCCAGAGAACAGACACCAGTGATTCATGTCACCATGTTTTTAGTTCAATACCATATGAACTAATCAAAATGTCACCACCATGTTCGGAGACAATAGAGATCTGGATAGAGCCTCGTGTTGAGGTTGCATGTTTCAAAAGATTACAAGTTTTATGTGACACAATTGATATATTACTGGAACATAATTCATCAATATCGACGAAGACTTCGCATTATGTATGTTTGTGCCGGGTATTTGATAATATGAATCTGTATCTAACACGTTCTGAAAAATACATTTCAGAATTAAATGAACATCAATCACCTCGAGAGAAACTAATTAAACTATTAGGTGGTAAATGGGGACCTTGTCTGGCGGGTCATGCTGAGCAGCGGTGGAGAGATAATCGTGGACGATTGTGTTATTTGTCTGATAACGAAACAGTCGTCACAGATTTGGTAGAAAGAATGATATATTTGTCATTTTATCCCAATAAGGTTCCCATTGCACCTGACGATGCAATAGTTATTAAGAAAGCTGATAACGATGAGATAATTTATACAGTGGCGACACCTGACTTTGGGAAGAATGCTATGGTTGCTAATTATTCGTTCGCTTATAATGTGACGCGGAAAAAGTGGTTAGCAGATGATCCCGCTAATCCATCATATCAACAAAGTCCACGTTATCTATCATGAGATTGGAGATTAATTTCTTTTCATCAGTGGGATATTTATTTATCCTCTGGTAGAGACAAGATAAAATTATAAAATTCAATACTTGGCTGTACGTTATGTTCAAGATAATAATGTATTAATCCTTCTGGAAAGGTGAAAGTTATTCCATTATTGGTAATAGTGTATTCTTTGCTCCCATTTAGGCGATGACATAACCGACATATTGAAGATCCAAAACATGCTTCTCCGTGATGAGTTTGGATAATGTCCTGTAGTTTATAAAAAATTTGTCATCTACTGGTGTCTCAGTAGATTTGGGGAAAGGTAACAGATGACTGTCATCTTAGTCTGTATCTGCGTACCAATATCCTTCAATATAATGATTTTCAGTTTTTTTTGTTAACGGGTAAAAGTGATCATAATTGGGTTTCCTCGAGACCAGTCTATGTTCTAACCGTGCCTTATTATTAGCATTAAGTAGTTGTGATTTAAATCTAATAATTAGACTTAGTTGGTCACATTTTGGCACAATTGTTAATTTTGTGGATTCTTTACCAATAATGAACCCACCAAATGGGTCACTAAGCGTAATGAATTGATCATTCAACTCTAATTGACTCAGGTAATAATAGGTATTATTTTCTGTGATAAGACGTTTGTTGTATTCAATTAGTGGGTGCTGGTTATTTAACAGAGTAATGCTATCTAAATGAATCTTGTAATCATTATGATCATTTGTTTTAACTATCACCTCACTCATACAAATGGGATAATTCAAGATAATTTCATCACAATTATTCTTCTCGATGACTAAATATTGCCAGATGAGGCTTGCTTTATCTGTACAATTAAATAACTTGTATTCAGTATCAGTCAATTTGAAGCCATAACAAAAACACCCAACCGTGTATGTACTGATGCAATTAATTGTTAAATTTTCGTCGAAACGACACAGGACGAGTGGATTATTTAACATCAAAATATATTGGATTGGTATGATTAATTTACCTGTTTTATATGACTCAATTGATTTATTGTATATATGAGGATATAATTTAAGAACACTCAACATGGAATGACCATCTATTTCAATTAGAGATGTATTTCCAATTTGACTGAAATGAGATTAATTGAAGAAAATGCTTGATCAAATGGGCAATATTTGTCTATTTTGAACGCAAGAATCAAATCATTTATTGCATTAATATCAATATACTCATCATGTGTAATTGTCAAAACACCGTCAACTTGATGTAATTCAACAGGAAATTTCCGGTAATGTGTTGGCCTACGATATACTGTTGAAAAGAGAGTTACTTGTGAGTCTCCGATGAATGAATAACCATATTTACTTTGTGTATCTTCATTAATTGAGCAAATTTTGGACATATCATACAATTGCTGGCTAAATGTCTGTATATGTGTCATTGGTCTGGGTGTATTTTTAATAATATGAATTATCGTTGTGGGTTTATGTATACAATTTTCCGCATTTAGTCGTAAAAATTGTACATTTTTCTACAATGTTTTTTCATCCAAACTGTATGTGGAATTTGGCTGATTTCTAAACAATGAATCAATAAACTGAATGCTTGTCTGAGTGTTTGCACTGTGTGATTTGTTTTATGTAAATTGAACTTTTTAATTGGGTAAAAAAGTGTGACAAACGGCAACAACTTATTGACGTTATCCAAGAAATTAACTTGATTATTTAGCAAATCTGTGCTAATAACTGAAATAGTGTCATTAGTTGATTCAATACCATATAATGGCAATAAATCACGGTTTAAAAAGATGATTTGTTGTTCGATTGATTTGACCATTAACTGACTAATTGAATAATATTGTCACACAATATTATTCAATTTTTACGTATGATGATAACTTCTGTTCCAGAAACTTTACATGTATCTGATGTCTATGTTAATAACGAAGTATCATTACATATATCATAGAATGCCATAATTGTAAAAAATAATGGAAGAACATGACTACACACATCAACTGCATTATGAATATTAGGTTCAACTATATCATTGATGACAACTAACACTTCTTCATTAATTGCCTGATTCACTTTTAAATCAGTTGGTGGATGTTCCAGTTCATTTCTCACCAAATCAATGACTTCTGTGAAGAATTTTTTCATTTGGTCTGGATCTTGTAACATATTTTTCACACCAGAGGGTAAATTTTTATATATTTGATTGATAACCCCAAATGCTTCTTTTAGTATGGGGCCACTACCTTTCCATACTTCCATAATTGTCGATAATACCGTCATTGCAGTTGCGATTGATCCAGAATCATTTGGTACTTGTGCTGATATAATATCACCTACAACAGGAGCAATTGCTGACAATATTTCCATGCAAATATTGCACATTTGGTCGATTGCATATGTACCTTCACTGCGTACTATTTGTTTCATAATGTTTAATGTGTCTAATTTGACTTGGTCTGGTCCATTTTTAAATGATATTTGGAAAATATCAAGCATATATGGTGATAATTCAATAGCACTTGTCATAATATCTGCCATTGTTGCATGATATAGTCCACAATTAACTATAAGTGCAATAACTTCGACAACGGTGTCACCACTTCCCCCCCACCTCGGAGGTGGCGATAATTGCCGCAATACCTCCAGTCAATGTTAAACAAGCAATACTCAGTTTTATGACCTCGCGCATTGCCTTAGTTAAGGGTCTGATTTGTTTACCATATGTATTTTTAAAATCTTTTAAATCAGCACCTCCGGTTAACTCTTGTCCATTTAATACACGTAAAGTATCGTGACTAACTAATACGGGTAGCGTGTGGTTTCTGATAAAATCACGATCTTTTTCTAATTTATTCACAGTCCTGTGCAGGTTATTAGGGATAACTCTGTTGACAATTATATAATCATTATTATTGTTTAACCCAAGGAAAATATTGTGTTTTTGCGCCAATCTCAACAAAGTGTGACTGTTGATCCTAGTTCTCAACATTATATTATATTGTATACCTATATAAATATCTATAACAGCAGATTTCATGTCAATCTGCTCATCAAACGCATCTAACCATTGTAATGTTTCATTAAAGTTAACTGTATCTTCACCCATTATTATCACATTGTCAATCCAAAAATTTCATCGAATTTATGAATCTTAGGGTTCGTCGTTTCTACAAAGACTTGAAATGGGTACAATTTTAGCCATTAATCACATTAATTTCACCATTGAAGTAAGTATAATACTCATAGAATATATGACATTCAAAAAGTGATTTGGTTTCTTCAAAAAAATAAATCAGATTAGTATTGACCTAAACGTGGATGGGATATGATCATTTTGCTATATTATCAATTCCTAATATAACGGATGAAGAATTGGAAATAATTGAGGCAGCTTGTAAAGAAATTCGCAAAATCTCTACAGGTGAGGCTCATGATCTCTGTCTGTTCGGGGAAGTTCATCATCTCTGTGCTGGATCATTCAATGAAATATGGTGGGAAATGTTTGATCAGTTTGATCAGTTTGTCAGTGAATTATATCATCGAGTGAAGTTTTCTATTATTTATATTTACAGTTGTGAATTTGATGGCGAGTCTCTCACACGTTATGAATATATTGATGGAAAACGGGTAAAAAGGTAGAGATTACATGCCAGACAAGTGACCCAGATGTGGCCATCTTTTTTAATATTAACAGTTTACAAGTTACAAATAACATAACTATATTGTACAACAAACAGTACCCATTTGATATATAATGACCCATAGTGTAAATATCACATCAAATCCGTTTATGATATCTGAATATTTTGCCTTCTATGTGATCTGTAAATACATTGTCTAACATAACAATACTTTGGTCACTGTCAATAGTGAGAAAATTGAAAATTCAGAATATGTCAAAATATGTCAAATATGTCAAAACAAATGAAGAGAATTAATACTGATGATAGTGGATTATTTTCGCCCATTGATGATTATGTTATCAAAGATATATGTCACATGATGGATCAGCAAACGTTAGCACATTTTGCACTAATTAATAAGCGAATCAATTGTATTTGCCAACAAGTAATTAAAATGATTGCTTTAAAATTTGTAAAGTATGCAGAGATTGAGGAAAATGATCGTGATTATCGGCATACAGCCTTACCGCCAACTTCCACAAAATTGTGCGAATTAATTGCACACATAAATGGCATGACATCGAACGAAATATTTATTAATAACTATTTTGCAACAGTATGTTGTGTTTCTGGATTTTATAAAAACAAATGGTTTCGTTTACGCAATGATTTGACAAATAAGACTTTTATTCTGTCTGGTCAAAAAGGTTTACAATTAAAATCATTGAGAGCTAGATTAGTTGATGAAATCAATAGTTCAGAACCGAAATCTTTCAGTATTTCGATAAATAAGAAAAATTGGAGTATACACATTAATTCAATTGATGTATAATAATGTCACCTTTATACTTGAATAAATTAACCCCATCACAATCGAAACATCGGGATACAATGTCCTTAATGATATCATTAGGGTTAATTGTGAGTATATATCCGCCAGATACATATATTGATTTTTGACCAATTCAATACTTTCAGGAGTTGCTAAAATTGGTTTACAAATGACTTTAATGATATTATCATAGGTTATAATCATCATATTTCCTCGATTGAGACAATCTCCAAAATCAATCTTGTTCACAATTGAACTCGGATGAACCATCATATCATGAAAAAGGTATACATGGAGTAGTAATGTATCATTTATGTTTGTTGCGAGCATATCCAGATGTTTTTTAAAATGTTTCATTCGTAATAGTTGTTGTTGATAATATCGCTGTTCATTTTTATTGATGATCGACATTTTATTGATACATTAGCTATCAAGTATTTATAGATCAAATCAATTTTCTCAACGCATTGAAAAATTGAACAGTCAAAATTGTTCGGTGATATTTGGAAATATCACTTGATGACTAACCCGGAAATTGAGATATCCATTGATGATGTATACTATGATTTCAATAAGATTTTAAGACATCAGCTCCTCGTATTTGATAAAATATCCCATAAATTCTCGTGGAAACCAATCACTAGTGGGAAAATCGTTGGTACTATTCATACAGATCAAAGAGCCGCACCTCTTGTGAATGTCAATATTTACCATATCGTCGATAATAAGGTAATATATACCTATTCAACTGAAAGTTATCATTTTGTAGATTGTACAATTGAATGGTTTGACGTCGATGATGGTAAGTATTACACAATTGGTGCTCAAACAGATCTGCCATATGAGATTGTTGCTCGTGGCATTGTTGAATCAACTGGAGACTTATGTCAACAAGTACCACAAATAAATATAATTGTAGTACGTGACTCAATTGGATTGATCAACTACCACGCCAGCCACGTACATTTAGTTAGTTGAATCTGGTCAATTATGGTGTTTTTCTTGGAGTTTGCGATGTTGCCGACCACGTGATTTTGTATCGAAGTCTGTGTCATCATCTGATACATCAGATGAGCAAGAGATCACTCCCTGTTCGGTTTCCTTCTCAGCGTGCTTTTGCCGCATCTTTGCGGCAAGTTCAAGTTTTTCTAACTTGGCCTTCCGCTCTAAGTTTTCCCGAAAAACTCTGTACAGTTCCAGAGGTGCTAACCAACACTCCGCATTGTTGCACGTTGACGTTAACGTCCACCCACGTGCGATTAATGCATCAGCCCGTGCCCGCATTTTGGTACCCACAGCGCTCTTACGATGGCTGCAGATGTGTGACGTTTTGTCGGAAAAGACTATCGCTGTCAGTGGTGTGGTATTCATTAGAATACCAATCGCTCTGAACTGTTTCTGTCCAATATCAGAAGCGATCACAGACAGTGTCAGTCCTGAAACTGTGCATAGATCACGACGTACTCTGTACATTAATTCATCACCATCCAAACGGCAACTCAATGCATTGACATTGAAATCAATGCTGGCTTCTGCTGTACCGGTTGTGGGATAGGAAATGCTCTTGTACACACAATCGACTTTGATTCTGATCGTGGTATCAATTTTAAGGAAAACATTGTAGGTATCACAGAATCCACCGATACCGTAACCGATATCTACAGTTGTCCGCACAATGATGAACTTATTGTTCGTCGTAAGCCAGGATACGAAATGGTTGCGTGCCTCACTTTCCTGAAACAATAAGTCTACATCACGCATTACCATACCATCTTGCTGACGCAGCAGACCACCCTTGATGGTGTCACGACACGAGCCACCAAACAACACACCACCACATTGCTGAGCCAACTCGATTATATCTCGGATCATCTTGTTGCGTTTGGTCAGAAATTGCTCACAATCGTCATAGTCATCCTTATGAGATCTAATCCGTTGCATTAGATTCTCGAAGTTGGTCGTTTGTGCCGTGGCCAGATATGCTAAGTTCTTGAGAGTGTTGATTTGAATAGGGTTTTGATCAACCCACCCTGTTTCAATCAAACACCTCTCGATGATGTCACGTGAATCTTCGCTTAGCTCCATCTCTGATGACAAACAAACAAGCAGCAGATCCAGTTTGTCTTGAAGAGTGCCGGGAAAGGTGGGTTGAACGAATCCTGCTTGGACTAGCGAATTCGCTAGTATCTCTTGGAAACCATCTGTATGTTCCCAATGATTATCGAGTTCGTAAACAAGGTTCCGAATCTTACGGTAATTCATCTTGGGATGATGTATCTTTCTATTCCATCATTGGATGATGATGACGATGATCAATTTTTACCCAAGTATTCGACAATTCAGCTTAAGTAGTTGATGCGACCCACTAATGACCTTATTCGACCGTATGGTCGATCAATGCGGATCAGTCATGAGATTATTGTTTATGTTTCAATATAAAATGGGGGTTAATTTTCTGCATTATTGACCGATATCAATTTTCAATATTTATCTCATCAGATTATGATCTCATTGACGATAATTATGATCTCATCAAACAACTTTGATTTTCTAATTATATAATATACAAATAATGGGGAAATCTTGCCATGATGTGACATTAACCAGTAAGTTCAAAATGATGAGCGATATAACTGTAATCAGGAAACAGGCTTATGGGAACTCAAAGATGAATATATTAAATGTTATAGGAAAGATAGACCAAAAAGACCGATGAATTCTTATGTATTATGGTTGGTCGGTAATTATAAACAACAAAATACTCAACCCAAAATGAGTCAATGTGAACTATTTCGATTAATGGGTAAAAATGGAAAAATTATCTAAATCAGACAAGATACCTTATATGAATAAAAGTCGTCAATTACGTCAAGATTATGCAATAAGAGTTAAAAAATTCATTTTAGCACATGGAACATTGAACGATATTGTTTTAAAGAAACTTGCTACCAAAGGAGTAAGAGGAAGATTTATTTGTCCTGAAATGATAATTCATCCAAAGAAAGAAACAGGTCATATTGTCAGTGAAATCCCACCATCTTTGAGGCGGAGACACCCAAGGCACGGACCCAATTGCAACAAGTAGGGGACATTGTTCCAATTAAACGGATGCCACAACAGTTAGCAGAAACAACTGTTAAACCGATACAATTGCGACAAGTTGGCGAGCCAGTTATTAAAATGAACAAACCTCTTCAAGTCGTTGAATCTGACATTAAACGAAAATAAGAGAAACAATTTAAACAACTTATGGAAAATTAGATAAACAGTCGACGCAATTGGGTAAAGAAGATTATCTTCAGTTGGTCCCTTATTCACAGAGAGTCAACAACGGCAAGAAATTGAGCGGAGACAAAAACAATCTGATGAAAGGAGACAGCATATTGAAATTGGGAGAGCACAAAACAAGCTGAAGAAAAGAGACAACAACAAGAATTTGAGAGAAAATTGAGGCAAACTGGTGAACAAGGACATAAAACAGGCACTAAGGGTCAATTACGTCAACAACCGCTTCAGGAACAAGCTAAAGAGTGGCGATTCAATGTACCAGTTCAATCAGAAGAAGAACCTCCGCGAGTCATACCGCACAAACATAAAAAGATTTAACACAAAAAAGGTTCTCAAGGAACACAAATGACAGAATTCCCACATTGAAAAAATTGAATTAATGTTTAATTCGAATGAGACCATATCCATTCCATAAACCATGGAAACACAATTCATTTTTATTGATGGACATCAACAATTCGGTTCTATTGTCGAGATCTCTCTGGAAAATGTCGATGAGTGTCATACGATACCAGTAATCGGAAACCGTTATTATTGTGATACAATTGACAACAAAATTAGAGAAACAGGACAAGATGTCACACAATATCGCATCTATTTACCCAATCGTGAATTTATGTCAAAAACTATATGTTTGACATATTTAATACGAACTAAGTGCACAAATGTGTTATACAAACCTAAACAGTTTAAATATCAGGATATCAATGAGTGGATTGAACTGATTTTTTTATGGAATGATGTAGTTACAGGTGATATGGTACCACACCTAATTCCTCTCAATAAAACTTCGATTATTCGGACAATTTATATGACTAAGCCTATAGAAGATCCTCATCTTCTGAGATGGGCAGGAAAATATCATTATCAGGAGGCTATTAATTGTCCGATACCTCCACCGGTGTGTGCGTGTTGTTCCCAAACCAGACTATCAAACCCGTCTGAGGGTGACTATGTTTCCTCAACTCGCACATCATATATTTATAACGATAACGATATATCATTTGAGTTTGATAACAATGGATTTAAACTTAATTTCAATCCTTACATATGTGAAAATGATACTATCAATGGTAAAGTAAAAAGATATAATAGTTATTATAGTCATATTTCATATGATCCAAAATTAGAGTCAGTTAGTTGTAGTTGTCCATCAATTAATAATATTGATCCTCATGATTATTCAACGCATTGGTTTGATATTCATAAAGGGAAAGTTTTCGAAAAAGATATAAATAAATGGATTGGATGCAGCATGAATATTGGGACTGGATTGGGTCATATTGGTGAACATAAATATAAATATATGTATCCCAGATGGGTTACAGATGACACAATATGGTACTGTCATGGGATAGGTTCAGCAGCAAGTTTCAATGGTGAAACTTTATATGACTACGCGACAGGATCGATTGATTTTAGTAACAATCAATTAGCTCAAGACATATATATGTGTTGTGTTAGTCTTTATAAAAATCTTTCTGATTTAATGCCAAAAGACAAAATTGAATCACCCCAAAATTTGGAAGAAATGTTCAAACCAACAGCAGAACATGATGATCGGTGTGGCATCTGTTGGGAAACAGATGGTAATGATTGGGTCAAATTGAATGAGTGTGTTCATAAGTTTCATAGAAACTGTATTGTTCCGCACCTGATGACGCACAATAAGTGTCCATATTGTATGAAGCAACAACAAATGGTTCAGGATTTGTATGAATCATTGATCCCAATGATAAACTTACTTGACATTTTTAATGAACAACTCAAATATATTACAAATAATACATATTTCTTAAGATTAGTGGAGCTCGTAAAAATTTTTAAATATGAGCATTTTTCAACGGTAGAGTGGTGTGATAACATTTTAGAGTATTATGAAATGTACAAGAATGAGTCCCTGAATACACACCACATCTTTTTGAAGAAAGTATATGATGGGCGTTACAACGCAATAACATTAATCAATGGTTATCATGTTGAGTATTGTGATACACTTGAGAAATTACTGAACATGTGTCAACAAACATGGCCAGATCGTAAAGTGATTATTCTATCCAAGGATGATACATATCATCCCAAAGAAACACCGACGGATGTCGTGACGGTTAATGTTACCTGAAAAATTGATTAATTGATATAAATTAATAATGTGATTAATTTATATCATATGTCAATTGAATCGGATAATCAAATTATTGGTGCAACTCAAGTCAAGTTAGGAGAAATAACAGGTAACTCAGTTTTCTTCACACTGAGATTGGAAACATGTGGACGTCAACCATCACCCAATACATGTGAACAATATTTGCGTAATCATATAAATGATGCATCCATATGTAAAGTGACATATTGTTGTGATGTTTGTCAAACATCATTTGATACACCAAGTTCATTATCAAATCATCAATGTGTCAAATGTGGTCATTATTTTGATGTGTGTTCCAAATGTCTTCCCCCTTCAGATGGGTGTTATATTTGTAACAATAGTGGCCCAAGATTCACGGAACAAGTTACCCAACTGGTAAATGACCTGCAAAACTCCATGAACAATACAGTATAGATTTTAGAATCGAAATATATTATTCAAAATTGCCAACTCAATCAATATTGGGTTTAGTTGCTGACAAATTCCTGAAAACTATATTGATTGAACAAGTCGTGTTTATTACAAGCGTGGGTTTACTCACTTTTACACATTATCATCCAGATCTTATTGAACCCATCTATATTAATTATGTCAATATATTTGGATTTTAATATCTTTGGCTACTTATGAAAGTCGTTAAATTGGTTTGAGAAAAATATCAAATGGATATTGAATGAGTTGTTTCTCATATGATGCAATATTTATTATGAAGACATTGCCGGGGTAGATCTACCCCGGTGATAATGTAAGTTATACTTATGGAGCTCCCAGTGGTGACGATTGTTCAATCTCTTGGAATCATACAAAATGTATTTTTACATTTTCTTATCATGAGGATAAATCCGGCAAAATTTGCGGCAGAGGTACAGATTTAACTATACCATTAACATCTGAAACACACAAAGAATTATGTGCTGTTTTCGAAGAGTTGAAACATTTTACTCATTATCCTAGGAGAAAAATTTGATTGATAAATGTGTCAATCAAACTCCAGTATCCAAACAAAACTAACAGTGATATGAAAACAATTCTTGTCTTTATTGTGCTTATACTGAGCCAAGTTGGTCTTGGACTTATGTTTTTCCCACCAGGTTGTTTTGGACAACAACGAGTTTGTTCGAATGGGGATTGTCATTGCATTCCGGCACCTCCACGTGATCTAAGCAGTTTTGATACATTGAATAAAATTGGTGATGCAATTTAGAATCTAACTATATTTATACCTGTTGTAAAATGTAGAGAGGTTGGTATCGTTGATTTTGTCATTCCTTGATTTTTAAGCTCTTCTAACTTTTTTTGTATTTTTAATGGTCTTTGATGATGAAAATTCTGGTGGAACTATTGCGCCAGCGCCCAAAAGAGCATCAACTATATGATAACACTCTTACTTATCAACATCGATGATATGAACATCAAATCCGTTTGCCAAAAAAAAGCGCACCTTTTAATACCATCAATTATTAGATTCTCAACCATTTTCTCATGTACTTGTTGAAAATCAAACCATCAGATCCATTTTTAATATAATCGTCAATTAGATATGATGGATAACTGATTTGAAGTTGATTTTCAATTGCTTGTTGTGTTCTTTTCAGTGTTCTCTCATACTGGCGATCCTTGTCAAAGGCCATCAGAACACAAAACACATATTGTTTTCCATCAAATATTTCATTAATAATATCCACATTGGATGTAGCCCCTTCTACAACCAATTTTTCCTTTTTGTTCTCACAATCATCTATGATACCTTTTACGATTGAGATAAACGTGTCAATATGTTCCCGTGGTGCTATATTTTTGTAAATACCAAAGGCCTGATTCCTGTCTGTTATGTTGTGGATTTCCATTGCCTTCTCTACCACTTTATCCAATTCCACTACCCGAAACATATATTTTCCTTCAATTTTCCTGAAAATATGATTTACCCACAGTACTTTTCCCTGTTAAAAATATCAGATTTTGTTTTCCAAGGCATTCCATACCTTCCCTGACGGATGATATTTTTATATCTAAACAAGACATGAAGCGGTGATATATACTATATACCATATAAAAAATGAAAATTATACTATTTTGTCTTAGCAAGAAAGATAAGAACTATGATCTATGATATTTCGCGTGAATTAACTAAGAGGGTGTCCAGAAATACAACATTGGTAAAAAAATTCAAAAGTGATTTACTATTCTTTCCAGTAAATCATTTTGAGTCATATCTATCAATGTAGTATCTGATTATTTTAAAAATAAATATTTTATTGTGATCCATAGGTATTTTTATATTTTCTATAAACTTGAAACACACAGAGTGACACCACATGAGATAATTTTTGGATGTTTACTTATGGACGAACAGTTGATAACATGTGATACATAGTAATGCTAAATACAAATATGTCCGATATGAATCACCTGTCTATGTGATGACTCATCTATGAGGGAGATCTTGTTCTTTTTGGTTTTGAGATGAGATGTATCTTATGTTTGTGCTCTATCTGGTCAATAGATCTGCGGCCTGCAGATCCTGAATCAGCTAAACAATTCAAACCAGTCAGATCTGTTAATGGATACACCAATGGTCTCTGGTAAGATTTTAGCATCATGAATGTTAGCACCAACCACATGTACTGCATGCGTGACTAATTTTGGTCACAGATCAAAGACACTTTGAGTCCTTTTCTTCCTCGATCAGTTGGGTTCTTCCTAATCCTTGTGATCCGTCCATGGATTTCACAGTGAATGTATCAGTAATTACGAAATCATTCTTACCTAAGGTAGTAGGTTCAACAATCAATTCGCTATACAGTTGTTCTTGTATTTGGTATTTAGCAATCAAATTAAAATAATAGTAATATGTGCTTTTTGCAATCCCGAACTGGTCTTTAATGTAGGACATCTTCATACCATTATCAGCAATAAAAAACATACAATTGAGGACTTGCTTCAAATCAATGGTTCTTTTCCTACCACATGTTGCTTTTTGTGCTGTTCAATCACATCCGAAATCCGCTGAATGAAGGTAGATTTTAAGTGATCGAACGTATCCTTATAGAATTTGGTTGAGGATAATTTTGAGAAACTATCGAATAATCTCTTAAAATCAAACATTGAATCTGATTTTAAGCAAGAATATAAAATACAAATTATTTTAATTTTTTGAACGAAGATCGTATTTCTGGACACCCTCTAAAATAATCAGATACTACATTGATAGATATGACTCAAAAATGATTTACTGGAAAGAATAGTAAATCACTTTTGAAGATTTACCAATGTTGTATTTCTGGACACCCTCTAAATTATGAAAATAGCCCATATTTTTAGAAGTTGGGGTCATCATAATTGGATGTTCCTTCTACTCCACCATCTCCATCACTATCATCATCAAATGGGTCATCATTGGAATCTTCCTCCTCATCGTCGCAGATTATTTGTTGTGTATTGGTTTTGCGCTCATTTTTCGCTTGTTCAATTAAATCAAATAATTTCTTAATATCAGGTGTTGTTTTTTTCCCAACGAAATTATCCAGACTAATGTTACCAGTTCTCTCATTTTCATAAATATCCAACATTCGAGTCAGAATTTCTTCCATTTTCTCTAATCCGGGAACCAGTTCAAAAATCTGTGCGACTGGTTTCATAATTTGATTGGTGATATATGCCTTATAATCGGGTGTTAATTTATTTTGTCGAATGAAATCAGGAGTCTCTATTCTGTCTCCTTGTAACAATTTTTTGGATGAATTGTTGACGATAAATGCGTATGGTACACGATCATTTGGTTCAAATCGATTACCTGGATCTCTTTGAGCTTGTCGACAAGCCAGCACATTGTGTGCAATTTGACGTGGTTTTTTATAATAACTTTTCAATGTTTTACTAATAATGAATTTTTCCAATGAAAAATCTCCTTGTAAGACCCTGGTACATTCTGATTTAACAAATTCGAATGCTTTCTTAATATCATGTTCATTCATAATAATATCAATGGCACCACCGAATACTTGTTTCACAATGGGTGCATTATCTCTTCTTTTAAGAACGATACCCATACTATTGTCATAAAAACTGGGATTATCCATTTTAGTATAATATCTTCCATGATACCGTTTTTTAGAAATTAAGATAAACGGTAAAATGGCTTTTTCAAAACGGATATTCTGTGGTTTTTTCAATTGATTTGATATTTCTTTACACGCAAGGTTGCATAAAGCAATGGAAATATTGACAGAATCAGGACCTGTAATTTTGTTACCTTGCAAATCGAACATATTGAATTTAATGAAGACAGAATCTGTGTCACCATAGACACAATAACTGTCTTTTACGTGCACTTGCATCTCAGTATATTTGGTTGGTTTGACTTGTTTAGTGGTCGAATCATAGACACCAGAACTCTCTAAATCAAGAGTGATTATTCTATCTTTGTATGCTTTCAGAATATGATCTCGACTAAACGTGATCATTCGTCGACCAACTGCTGTTGTTGATGCAGCTATTTCAACTTTACTAATAGGACTCGTTTTAGCACCACATTGTCCATAGAGTGAGTTAGCTGTCACTTTATAAGCCAATTGTAGTCCATCCCAAATTTTAGCCTTAAATGCGCATCCTTTCGATTTCTCCTCTTCTACTTTTCCTTGTGCTACTTTTCTGGCTGCCAGTAAGTTAATCAGGATTGATGGCAACACACTCTTTTTACCGTCAGGTAATTGTGCATACCGGCACGTTTGTTCCCCACATTTTTCTTTCTTTTTCTTCTTGGTTCCCGGTACTACGGTTGTTTTGTAGACATCATATACAACATCAACATATGTATATTTCGGGAGGTTATCATATTTACCTCCGATTTCAACAAAAGAGTCATGTGAAATATTTTCACTGATCATTGATGATGGATAGAGTGAACTAAAATCGCCGACAACAACTGGGTCAAAATAAATACCTGTTTCAGGTTTCAACACAATAGCACCTTCATATGACTCATCATTAGATGGATTAGCTTTGGGTAAAACAGGGATTAGATATCCTTCTCGCGAACAGAATTCAGAGACGAGACTGAAAATTTTAACACCTTGACCTCTCAAGAAAAGATATGGGAATGGTACTTTACACACATTAGCCATCGCAATATTATTGCCAATAATTTCCAACTTCAAAACGAGCCGATTACATAGAATACAGTCAACCAGGCAATAAGTGGCAATTTTTTTCCTGTCTTTCGCATCGCCTTTTTGTAAACTGAAAATCTCTTTGGGTGGTAGATCAACCTTTTCTTTATAAAGAAATTTATGACATACACTGTCTAGTTTGTATGAGTCAAGTTTATGATCTTTTTGAACAACCTTGTATAAATCAATGACTACTCGTCCTGTCATTGGAATATATTTCAAGGTATTATCACCCAGACCAGCTGAACTTAATTTTTGCTCATAGAATAGTTCAATGAATCCTTTTAATCTACCCAATTGGCAAAATTCTTCGCTACATCCCAATTCAAGAGATCGGTCATACAAGAATTTAAAATCAAATCCAAACACATTGTAACCGATAACCACATCCGGATCGTTGGTTAAAATTAGCTCTTTCCATGCCAACAGAATATCTCGTTCATTATCATAAAATTCAACGACAACATGTGAGTGATCAGTTTGTGATTGTTTAATTCTGCGATATTCTGCAGCTTTCTGACATTGAGATTTGCGATAAGCAACATCCCATGTTTTGACATCTTTGATTTTATTTTTTATAATTGCAGACAATTGTTCTTTAGATAGGTCTTGATGCTGACCCAATTGTTTTTCATACATTACTAAGTCACTCGCCAATTCTTCCACAGGTAAATAAATATTTTTATTTTCATAAGTAATCATTTCATCATTGTTAATGGACTCACATGTATTGAGGCAAATAATGTGTTTTAAATAACAATCAGATTGGTTAGTCAATTGAAATGTCGATCCGATTTGAATTAATTTATCACCTTCAACCGGAGGTAAATATTGGTCAAATAATGCGGTTAACTGATTAACGAAAAAATCTTGTGATAAGTTCTCTATCTCGGAATGGTTCTTTTTATCATCTGTGCTAGTACTGGTAAATTTATTCTTGTTACCATATCCCTTTTGCAGTTCCTGTTCTTCTTTTTGTTTATATTTTTCAAATTGTTGTTTTACTGTTTCTGAAACTTTTTTAAAATGGATAAAATTAGCACAATCTTGTAACAGAATTAGGATTGTTGGTACCAATGCATCAAGAACTATGGTGTCCGGTTTGATATTATTTTTTGTGAATATATTACTGACATTAAATCCATCAAAATAGTCATTGAATGCGAGATTCAATAATGTCCCAATTATGTCCATTGGATGTTCTCTGAACTGTTTGTTATTATTTTTAGATAATCTGACTAATTGGGAGATAATTTCTTCAGTTAATAGACCATAATGTGAATTATGATCTTGTGATGTATCAATTAGTGGTAAATTATATTCAAATAAGTCATTTAATTGTGCATTGAGATCTTCTAAATTAATTTCATTATTGGTGAAAGTTTCGAACAAGACGTGGATAATATATTTGAGTTGATCAATAGTTTCTGGATTTGGTTTGATATTACCAATAGTATGAATCTGGTGGATATTATAATTATTATAATTATCATCAAATACTAACCGAAGAATCGTTTGGATGACATTCTTCGCTGATTTTTGGAATAGTGGATGAATTTTATTTTTTTTTGTCGTGACACCAAATTCATTATATAATGTAATGAATTCCTGTGATAATTTCTGATATTTTTTAATACCGATAGGAAAATCACCGTGTGCACTGTCAGCTTCAATATCAAAAGCCATTACATTAATAGCGGCATTTTCCAGTTTCTCGTGTGGTTGGATTTGATCCCATTGAAGTTTGATTTCAAAATTGGTTAGGGATGTGCGATCTCGAATAATCGAATATTTATCTTTTGGTATGATTGCCCAGCCACTTGGATTAATTTTTGTCAAATGGATAAATTTTAGTATTGGTTCAATATTTGACTCATATAAATCATATTTGTATGATTTTCCGCCATTTAAGCCAGGAATTTTGATTGGTTCCGCGAACTTGTAGGAAAATTGGTCATAACTTTCCTTATTTTTGAACTGTAGTTTGAGAAATTTAAATTTATCTGTGCCTGTAAACTCTTTGAATGGTTTACGAACAATGATCTGTGTTTTCAGTAGATGCTCTTTATAACGGTAATAAACAAGTGTCCGCACATGTGCAATCAACACTTGACATTGCTTTTTTTCCCACTCATCTGGAATTTTAATATAGAAGAATGGTTCGAAACCTTGTAAGTTAACCGTGATAGAATGACCTGTTTCAAGAATCCCGAAAAGTTTAATTAATAGTGGTCTCGTGTATGATAATTCTTTCTGCTTATCTTTCGAATATAAGTATTCTTCTGTTGAATCGGATGAATCATCGCTGTCTTCCGATTCACTGTTTTCATTATCATTGACATGATCAAATGTATCGAGACACCGATAATAGTCTAATATTTGAATGATTAAATCTTCGTCATTATGAATGATAAGGTTATTAACTGGTTTTTTTATAGATGACTGATCCTTCAACAATGCCATTGATAATATTAATATTAATATTGTTGATTAAATGTGGGAATTTTCATCTCAATTTTTTGAAAATACACATTCGATTTGTGTCACAAAGTAATACAAAATATATCATTCAATATTTACATTTCCGTCAATTGTTGTAAGCGATGATCAACAAGCTCAATACCCTTTATGTAAGTACTTATATCTGCTCCAGGGTACACAAATGCTCTTGTGTTGCGTAGATTGAATAAATAATATCTGAGTTCCCGAAGTGAAAATTCAGATAATTTTTCGATAAGATAGATGAACCTATCATAATTTTTATTTATTAAAATTATGATAGCGTACTCTTTGATTGAACCCAATTTAGGGGGATGATATCTATCTCTATAGAGATCATCCATTTCTGTATATATGTCAATAGCCGTCATTTCGTGATGCTATTAATTGAGACTGATGTGTAAAACAAATCAAATTTTCATAATATCCGCGATTTCCTGAAATGAATTATGTTGTCACGAACATAAAAGATCATTTGTTGCATCTGTATTCAATTGAAAATAATTATATAAAAGTGCGTTACTCGCAGGTTTACTACCGATACTGTTCGTTCTGACACAGATATTTTTTGTCATATGATTATAATGTATCAGGTAACTCACGATATGAGGTTTTATTCGTCGAATATCATTAAAAATGCCTCCAATCAATTCACGATCTAAGTATTGTGCTATTTGTGGATCAGGATTATTCTCAGGATCATGGTAAATGGGTTTATATGTTGCTTTAACGTTGCCACCTATGGTAATGACACCATCGAAAAAGCGAATACTAAACGTTCTGATAGTTGGACGCACACTTTTTATTTTCGAGAAAATTTGGTTGACCATCGTACTAATTCGATTTTTACGATCATCGCTCAGTTCCTCCATTTGAGTTTAATTATATCATATATATGCATCAATGAGGAACTAAAATTCAATTTTTAACGCAATTATCTCCAATTTATACTTGATTAAATGATATTTTCCAATAAAATATCTGACATATCTATATCTTAACAAATATTTGGAATTTGTTTAACGTGCCACAATACGCTTAAGCTGACCATCTATTGCTGTCCATTGTGTACCCTTTAAATTAGTTGGTGTAATACCACCCCTAAACCAAATAGTGCCATTGCGTGCCACTCCCCAAACTTCATTATTTGAACCGACTGAGATATCAACTAGCGCACCATCAACGAGTTGCCACTGCCCATTTGGACCATCCCTGAACCAAATTTGATCACCACGATTGCATCCCCATACTTGTCCAAGTGGACCTATTGAGATACTGGTTAACGCACCGTCAATTTGCTTCCACCCAGATCCCATTGGTTTATCCGCTGAAATGCCTTGTCTATACCAAATATTATCTTTATCATTAACACCCCACACGGGGGCATCGATTGGTGTGACACCAGGCGCTGTTGTTGGTTTTGGTGGTGTGTACTTTTGTGGTTTGAATTGTGTGCTGGTATAAGTACGGTTAACTCCTTGTTTTAACCAACAATCACGTGTATCCTTATTGTAATTGACCCAATGACAATTGGGTGTTGATTTACAATGATTATGACAATCATCGGCTGTTGCGACACCTTTGACAGGCATATTGGGCATATCAAAACGAGGTAAATCAGTCTCATCATAGTAAAATCCATCCCCTTGAGTAACTAATTGTTTTATCTTACTTCCGCTTTTTAACCAACAAGCTTTATTGTTTTTATTGTAGGTGAGTAGCTGACACTGCGGATCTTTTTGACACAATGCATAACAAGCTGCGTGATCCTGGACATTTTGAACAGGCATGCGCGGCATATCAAAACCATTGATATCAATACCATCCATCATTTTAGTTTCCGGTATAATTGTGGGAACGGCATTTTCAGGCGCATCCTCGATTTGATTGATAATCACCTGATCCGTGTTCATATGGACATCACTCGCGTGAATTAGCATATCATCTGATGCATTATTTGTTGTCTCTGTTGTTGTGAAAAACTCAATTGTTTTCTTATTTGACATATCTGGCGGTATTTCAGCCAAATTTGCCCAAAAATATGGTTTCTCATAACCATTCACTGCATATGGAATGTTCGAACGTTTCATCTTTATAGTATAATTCAAGATTTTCTTTTGTGTTAAAATAAATTTATGTTAATCAGTCAAAGTATACATCTTGACATATGTACATAGATCTTTATTTATCGGGATTGGCGTAACAATAAGTGCATTTGTGACCACATTTCATACCATACGATCCAATATCACGGGAAACAGAACAATTACATTCTTTGCGTTGGACTTGATCTTTCCGTTTACTCTTGAGATGATGTCCTACTAATTGGTCAATTACGCTGCCATCAATACATTTTGACGCATTGATATGGCGATAACCAATCAGTTGAGACCCACAACAAGTCTCGAGTTGGATCTGATAATGTTCTGCAATGTCAATCAATGGATCCAAACCCTTCTTTTGTTCATCAATTGAAAGTGTTTCCAATATTTTCCTTGTTTTAGCATTCGTTGTGTTACTTTTAGATAACCAATACAAAATGCAAAATGACACTCTTAATTCCCATTTCAGCCGCGTTACGAATCACAACTTCATAATTTTCTAAATTATCACGTTTTTGCCAGTTTTTGATCCCTGTAAATAACAATGGGGTCGAAACGTAATTTAATAGCTAATGGTCCAAATAACTCGGCCAATTTGGCCAATTGTTCGAGTCGGTCTTCAAATGATGATTTGACACCAGACTCCAAGGTATCATTGCCAGTCGATGTAAAATTAAACATATGTGCAAATTGACTAAACATTGGTTTATATCGCTCATATAATTGCAACCATTTATGATAATCTTTTGACCACCAAACAAAATACTTGACATCATCAGGGAGAGACACACATTGGATTTGACTCCGTATGGACCTGTGACTTCAATCACTCCTTGAGTCATTGCATCGATAATGAGTGACATATAAAATGCTGGAATATCCGTTCGCCTACTGGCTGAGATAACCTCAGATCTCACTATTTTCTGAGGTTTTTCTGGCTGTTGGGGTAAATGTGTATGTATCTGGGAGTTTATTTTCAATGTTGCCTGTTTGACAGTAATTTTGATTTTAGGTTTATGTATAACAGCATCGTCAGTATGATCAATTTCTAGATCTTCAATATCCATTGTATGTGTGGAATGTTGTATAGTGATACAAATTGTTAGTGATCATTTTGCTCTAAAAATTTGAATTAATTTTATCAGCTATATATAGAGATCACAATAAATGTCTATTGATTTGAGAAATGATGTGGTCAAGCATCTGAATATTAAAAACGGCATGTTGAATATCATCGTTAGAAATATGTTATCAATGATTTTCGAAAAGACATTCAGTAAGTTGGATGATCATGTGAGTAATGTAGTTTCACGAGGAATTTTTCCACATTCAATCAAACAACATCAATAATGTTTGGTATTTATCAACGAATAAACTATCATATATTCAAAATTCCTGTGATGTTAAATAGATACGTTATCAAATATATGCCAGGTAATTATAATAATAATTACCTGGCATATATTATATTCATAAACGAATATAAAATCAAATTAAAACATTCAGTTACGGTTACCGATAACCCATCGGGTGGTAAAATGGAGTCCGTTATCGGACCCAGTGAAAACTTCACAGTCGAGTTTAAAAAGAAGACAATATGTGTTCAGACATATCATCACGAATACATTGTCAATACACAACCCACGAATACTACATGTCAGTCAACTATCACAAATTCTATTGAATATAATACATGTATAGAGTTATCTGTCAATTATGAAAAAGGCATGCAATTGCTCAATGAATTTGTGGAAAATGCTAATCGGGTATATAATACATATACTGGTGGGGTATCAAAATTTATACGAATAGTTCGGATGGTTGTTGGATTACGTCAAAAACAATTCCCAATGGCAGAAGTCTAAATACGGTCATTCTTCGTGGAGATTTACAAAAGAAAATTTTACGTGATGTTCAATCCTTCATTGATAATGAGAAATGGTTTATTGATAGAGGTATACCACATAAATTAGGATTGTTGTTTTATGGGGTTCCTGGTACTGGGAAAACATCGATGATTAATGCAATTGCATCAGCAACGGCTCGGAACATCTATTATTTAATTGTGGATAATATTGCATCAGATAGTAAATATCTGTATCTAATGTCAGGTGTCAATAAAAATGACATATTGGTTATTGAGGATGTTGATCGAACTAATTTTCAGCTAAACATGAGCCGAATTCACCCAAAGATTCAATGAGTAAAAAGGATGAAACATCATCAATTTCTTTCTCAACAATTCTCAATAGTTTGGATTGGGTTGTTAGCCAGTGAAGGAAGAATTGTTATATTTACTGCTAATAATCCTGATGTATTGGATCATGCATTATTGAGACCAGGTCGAATTGACCACATGTATCATTTGGAAAATGCGATTGTAAACAAATTGCACAACTATATCAGATGGTATTTGATACGAATGTTCATCGTATCTATTGTCTCGAATCAAACCTGATAAATATACTCCTGCGGAGATTATCACACATTTAACGAGACACATGTCGTCACCAACTGAGTTGTTTGGTGATGATCTAATAACTAATGAGGATGAAATTTCCTCATTCCAAAATGAGAGTCTGATTTTTATAAAAAGGTTTACCCAAGATTTTACTGAACAACACAACTTATGAAGAAAGTGTGATACTAATCGAAGTAGGAGCTTTAATTACAACAACAACAACAATGGATCATATTTAAAAATATAATTACAAGACAAATTCATGCAATTATATGTGGTCAAAATGATGTCATACATATAAAATGAGTTCCAATATTAAATTTTATCGAAATTCACAAATATCTAGCCACCAAATGATCGAAATAATATCTAACATACTTATATACTATATGTTGAATCTTCTCATTCTAGTTATCATTATTTTTATAATCTATATGAGTACTCGAATATACTTTGAGAACCAGACTATAGACGTGGATTACGTTGTGTCTAAATATGATCAGAAGAGATATTTAGTCCGAAACTTGCATGATAAAGCAGATGCAGCAGAATTGTTGTCAATCATTAGAGAAAAATTAGTCAAATTAATCTCTTATTTGAAGAAAAAATACCCACAGGATCAGCGGGTGATACGTTTATATGAGAAATTTGATCCGGAACAATTGAGTGAAAGTGCCGCAAATAGTGGTTATACCTCATATTCCGTAAATAAAGGTGAAAAATTGGTGTTTTGCATCAGGCAGCGTGATGAGCAAGAAAATCTATTGGATTTAAACACGATGATTTTTGTGGCTGTTCATGAATTGGCTCATATTATGACAGAATCTGTTGGTCATACCCGTGAGTTTTGGGAAAATATGAAATTTTTGTTGAGTAGTGCTATGACGGGCGATTTGAAGATTTATCAATATCATCCATATCATAGACAACCACAGGCATATTGTGGAACCGTTATATCAGATACACCGTTAAAGTTATAAACCTGTGTGTGGATTATATGAATAAATATTATTTGTATAATATATACAATAATATTATATATTTTCACAAATGGAAGAAGAAATCAATTCTTTGTGTGATGCTCCATTAACTAACACTTATTATAGCGTAGTTAGTATGGTCAATGACCAGCGAGTAGTGAGAGTCTTTGTTGGGTGTATTACTAATCGAATGAGCAAAATTTTGGAAACGATCGGATCGACCATAAGTAAAGAGAAAAAAGGTTCTAAAAGAAAATTATTATTACAAGAATCAGATATAGATTTGCTCAGGAGGAAATTTGGTACAAATTATATGGATGTCTTGCAATTAAAAGGTGCCCCAGGATATTTGCAATGGGTTCACATTGAAGATATGATTGAAATTGATGATAATATCAGTAATATTGCTGATAAGATTGCGTGTTATACAAGCCAAAATGTTGGACATATCTATCTTTATGCAAAAGTGTTAACAGATAGAGGAACGGAGTATAAGTGCTTGACTCATGCATTCACTGAGAAAGAAACTAATATTCCCGTTGGGTTTCCGGTTGATCCCAGTGTTGTTAATTATAAGGATGAAGTAGCGAAAACAAAGGATTTTGAGTTGCATATGGATTCCTTTAAACGGGATGATATTGATGATTCATTGATATCTGAATACAATATTGAAGACAATGTTATCTCTCTGGTTTCGTTGTGTGACTTCCTCAAATCAACTGTGGTGCACGAAATGTTACCTGAAGGTACATCACGGAAGGAGATTACTACTTTCCAAAATGGCCATCTGATTAAATATTGGCCGAAATTGTTCCAATCTGATGAAACAAGGGAGGAATTACGTCAATTATTTGAAAAATGTTACATTGGTGAAGATGTAGTACATGGTAATTTGGAAGATTTGTGTGGCAAAATAGAAAAAGATAAATTTTTTATATCGATTATAAAAAAACCTCCAAGAGAAGCAGAAGATGTTGTTGAAGAAGGTGGGCTAGAATTTGAACCGTGCGCAATCTTGGAAATTGTTATACATATTAATTATGGCACACAAACAACAGATTTTGTTGATTTAATCAAGATCTTTGACAGATTTATTCTAGACCAAGATATTCCATTCGTGAAATACAAAGATGAGAAAACAAAAGAAACAATCCATAAATTATTCAAGCCGATTGTGGATGAGAATTCTCCAGAATTGATCCAAGAGTGGATAGCCAATATTCAAAAGCAACCGAAGACAAAAGATGGTGAAGACAATGGAGAACATGACTATTTGGTGACAGGTAAAGGATTGAGTTTCAAGAAATTTTTGTACAAAAAACCCAATGATAAGACCATGCGAACGGAAAATAAATATGCAACGATCAATTTTTATAAGGATGGTAAAATTGAATTCAAGTGTTTTTGGGATGAAAAATTAAATGCGACGATGGATCATGTCAAACAAGCTTTAACTGGATTAGTCAAAATGGTTGAAAAAATGAATAAAATCGAATATCAATTACCAGATATCTCGCGAGATAAAATGATCACTTTACCGGATCCAGATTTTCTGGATCATGCTCCAACTAATACACATATAGCTTATATTAATACAATTATGCGGTTCTCGTATGGCGAAGGACTTGATTTTGATGAAATCAATAAATTTGCTGCTTATTTCAACACTTATGCAACCGTAATCAAAAAAAATATTGCGGACCCCACGACTGGTGTGAAACCAGCCGTAGTCAAGAGCACATCACTACATATGAGATACAAAAGAATATCAAATTATTTACATATGACTGATCCTGAGAAATTTATCTTGAACATCATCAAACAAACACTATCAGCTGATGCCGATCTAATTGTTAGTGCTTTGATGGATTATTATAATGTAGTAAAGAGTGTTGCCAAACAAATGTATGACGTCAATAAACCTAAAATCGATAAACCTAAACCAGGGGAAACTAAGTTTAATATTGAATATGTACTCTCGAAGAAAATCAAAAAACACCCAGGAATTGATGTCAAGATTCAGGGACAGGAAGGGAAATATAAGATCTTTGTCTTAGGTGCGAAGAGTATTGAACAATTAACACTAATTCACCGTTTTATGAGAAATATGTTAAAATTATTCAAAATCAAAGATTATTTCGCAGAAAATGCAGATGATTACCCATATTTCTCGGGAAAACCAGAGGGAGGAGTCATTGTTTCAAACAAAATGCATGATATTAATCAGTCGGTGAAGCAAGCACAAACTATTATTGAAGAAGAAGGGGATGTTAATGTTGATATTTCAGAGGAGTTTGCCAAATATTTGGAACAGATGAAAGAACCAGTGACTGCCGAAAAGACCGTGACTGGTGAATTTCCTGAAGCAGGGACAAAGCTGAGAGGAGAAAAGGGTAAAGGTGATATACAACGGGATTACACTCGTGGTACAAATAAATTAACGATGTTAAAAGCAAAGGACAATTTATTATTTGAAGATAATCCGGATTATGCGCTTACTTGTCAACCGGTGGCAAGACATCCAATTGCTGTTGCGGTCGATAAATATAAACAAATCCTTTCAGAGCTTGTAGCAGAAAAGAACCAATTAAAAGAGAAAAAAGGGAAAGCTAATGCAAAAAAATTGGAAGAGATTACCCATAAAATTGAGATTTATAAGAATGGTGTTTCCTACCGAGGTAATCAATATATTTGTCCTGATATATATGAATATATGAGTGAATCAATCCCAAATGAAGAAGATATCACAAAAGAAGGTACATATAAGGATACTGGTCGAATAGTATACACCAATCAACAAAATGAATTTCCGTACGCTGGTTTTACACGTAAAAAAGTCACGAAGAAGGATGTTGATGGTGAACAAAAACGTTTTTGTTTACCATGTTGTTTCAAAAAAGTTCAGGAAGGTAAACACGATAAAGAGTGTGTTGGAGAGGATGTTAAAGAAACAGGTCCAAGCGCTAGCGGACAAGGATATATTTTCAACAACACTAAACGTAGTTTAGGTGCAGATAGATATGCAATGTTACCTGAAGTAATTAATATTATCTTCAATGCAGGGAAAACATTCGATAGTAAATTAAGTCCATCAATTAATGCATACGTCAGAAAAGGACTTAATCAAGACAATATCAATAATGTGTTTTTGAATGCTATTGGTGATGTGTATATTCGTGGCAAGAAATCAAATGTTCCTATAGATGGTGATCGAATGAGAAAAATTTTATGTGACGGGTCTCGATTAACATTAGAGAAGTTCTTATCTATGAAATCTGGCACGTTGAAACTTGTGTTTCAAGATGATATTAATCCGACAGATGAGCAAGCATTTGAAAATTTCAAACAATTTTTGGAGGGCAATAATTTGGTTAATGAAGATTTCTTATGGGATTATATAACTACCCCTGGTGTTGTTACTCCAGCGGGATTTAACTTGTTTATTTTGGAAGGTATCGAAATCAAATCGACTGAAGAAGAAGGTAAAAAGAAACAAAGAAAACCGTTCGGTGATATCACGCTAAAGTGTCCGATTGGGTATGACATTAACGATCTATATGATCTAAATAAACAGTCACTTGTTTTGTTCAAATATGAATCAAATTATGAACCAATATACCATTTGGTCGATGATGCCACATATAAATTATTGAGACCACATCATCCGAAAATCGCTGAATTATATCGGATGTTAAAATTGTGTAGTTCTGTCACATCTGACACAGAACGAGAAAATATAGAAGCAGTAATCCAATTGAAGGGTGATGAGCCTGAGATACAAGTCCCACTTCCTTCGTATGATGAACAGTACACAATCAAGAGAATTATTCAAAAATTGGATAAGATAGAGTTGAAAGGATATGAACCGAGAGCACAAATTATTGATAATTATAATAAAGCAGTGTACATTGTGTTTGAGAATGGGTTAAAATTGCCAGTTAAACCATCTGGTCGCATAGATTCTCTACCGGTTGTTAATTATGAAGACGTACAACCATTAGATTATTACACTACTGTAATTTATCTAAACCAATTATTAACCGTAGGTAATATACCAGTCGAGCCAATATATAATGTTATTCTTGTCGAGCCTCCTAAATATGAACATGAAGAACAGCCAGACGAAGAAAGTTCGGATCAAGAAAAACAGGGCGAACAAGAAGGAGAATTACCCGAACAAGAGGAAGAGGAAGAGGAAGAGGAAGAGGAAGAGGAAGAGGAAGAGGAAGAGGAAGAGGATAAACCAAAAATTGCACCAGTCCGAAGAGAAGAGAAGAAGATAACAATACATCCTGCAGAAGAAGAGGAACCTTCAGAGGGAAAGAAGGTTGAGATGAAAAAGAAGGATGAACCATTTCCGAAATGGAAAACATTGCCATCGAGAATGATATTAGAGGAAGAGGAAGAGGAAGAGGATAAACCAAAAATTGCACCAGTCCGAAGAGAAGAGAAGAAGATAACAATACATCCTGCAGAAGAAGAGGAACCTTCAGAGGGAAAGAAGGTTGAGATGAAAAAG